AGATCGATAGAGTCGGTGGCGGATCGCCGATGAAAGAAGCTGATCCGAAAACAGGAATTCGATTCAAAGGAACGTTCGCGGAGCCACCGCTTGAGCTTCCGGAGAACTCAACATGGATTCAATCGATGACTGTTCAAGAGATTCGCAATGCAGCTGCCGAGGCGGAAAAAGCCAAAGCAGAAAAGTATGCAGCGGATGTTGCGGCAGGAATCATTGATGCTTCAGCGCCTAAGCCGGCAGCGCCGAAGAAGACTTTCAGAATGCCGGGCAAATGACAACAACCAAACAGACAAGATAAAGGATTGAATCATGTCTACTATGAATGCAGGTTTCTCGCTCGCCGACTTCTCTGAACAGGTCACTGACGAAATCAAGGCACTGGACACGCTGCTTCCGGCGGCTGGCAGTTTCGCAGTCAAGATCAATGACCTGGCTCTCGGCGAGAATGACGTCAAGGAAGGAATCGATCCGAAGACTGGCGCACCCTACCTCCCGCTCTTCTTCGTCGCCTTCAAGTACGAGATTCTCGATGGCGAACCGCTCGATCGCACTGTCGACATCGAAGGACTCAAGGGCAAGGTTCTGAACGATCGTCACACCTTCTGGCCGTCGGCTATGAATGACATGATCGGACTCCTGAAGGGTCGCTACGCCAAGGTCGGCTTTGAAAATGTCGGACGTCTCGGCGGCCTCGAAGGCGGTGCTCCTGGCTGGCTCGACTCGGCACGTGAAGGCATCATTGGTCTCAAGATCAAGCATGCTGTTCGCAACGGCGAGACTCGCGCCAACTTCTCCTGGTTTGCACTGGAAGAAGGTGAAGCCGGCGCCACCGGCGAAGCCGACTCGGACTCGCAGGCAGCATAATCCAGGGAACTGAATAGCTGGCGGGGAGCAATCTCCGCCAGTCAATTTCATTAGGGATTCAGAGATGGTTGAAATTCTTAGATTCATTGAACGAGACGAACGCTACAACCGAGCAACTGCTTTGATCAGTGCCGGCAAGCAGATGTTCTTTGGGCTTGTCGTCAAGAGAGTCAAGCCTCAGTCTCATGACTCCTATTTCTGCATTTATTGCTCACTCAGTGCTGATCAATATTCGGCTCTCCAAAATGACCCGACTGCGGAGAGCTTTTCCTTTCTTGGAATCACCAATGACTGCATCATGGTAAACAAGCAGCTTTGCGACAATCTTCTGATTGTTCAGCCTCAGCACTTCGTAGGGACTCACTTCTCCATTGATCGCTCGAGTCAGATGGTGATCGACGAGCTGGTCAAAGAGCTTGAGGTGTTTTGCAATTTGGTTTATACTCAGGTCAAGAATCATGAAGAAGCCTGAGGTTGTCAGAAAGTATCGGGTTCTGGTATTTCAGGACTCAGTGGGCATCACCCACAACTATTTGAATATTTGGAAAGGTTTGCTCGAAGAGAATGGACTCCCAAATAGATTGGTTGAAGTTCAGCTTCGCTCGGCCTATACGCATTTTCGTAAGAATCAAATTCTTGAGTGGCACAAAGCTAGAAAGCAACCCGGCTGGTCGACTAACATCAAGACTCAGTGGGAACTCGCTAAGTGGACTCAAGCCTGCATCGTTGCATTTCGGCCGGATTTTGTCATCTGCCAAGATCCGTCTATGTTGTTTATGGTGAACAAAGAGTGGAATCAAGGAACGCTCGATCGTTTGCGCGGTGGCACTTATGTCATTGACTCTATCCCTTGGCTAGTCATGCTTCCGATCACTGCTTTCCATACGAAGATGAAGAAGGCGGATATTGCAAAGTTGAATGAGGGATTCACTGAAAAATCCGATTGGGCTGCCGATCAGGTTAGTGAAGAGGATTCAGATGATGAGGAAGACGAAGCTGCCAAGATGGAATGGCACGAGCCAATAGTGGTTCCATACGGCAGAGCGGTCATTAGATTCGATTTACAGAAATGCGGTCGTATTTTGAATAGGATTCCTAGGTAATGCTTGAGACTCAACGTGTCATCTGCTGGGATCGTTACGCTTGCCGTGATGCAATCGACACCCTCAAAGAATCAACTCTGAACGCCAACGACATTGAGACGATTCCCTACGATAAGAAAAAGAAAAATCCATTCTGCATGACAGTTGACGCTTGGACGGGACTCATCGATGATAAACTCTATTCATTCTCGCTTCCTTTCCTCCAATCCAAGTCGGCTGCCTCTGGCGCACCACCGGATATCGAGTACATATATGACACGAGTCTACAACTCGGACAGACAGATATCCCAAAGACCTACCAGAATGGCGTGTATGACTTGGCATGGAAGCTGTTTTATGGTTTGCCTGTCAAGAACTATGCATACGATTCCATGTCGCTTTGGTGGTCAAGATTCCCTGACCTACCTAAGCGACTGGACTTTATATCATCCGTACTATTAGATCACTATCAGTATTGGAAGGGTGATCGAAAGAGTGATGACTGGGTTGAGTATCAGAACTACGCTATGTCTGATACTGAGTCCACTCTCCTCAACACATTGAAGTTGATTGAGATGGCAGCCAATGATGAGGCCATGCGACTCAACTTCTTCCATGCTCACATGCGATGCTTATCGGGCCTCCACATGAGTGCTTTAGGAATCGCAGTTGATGAGACAGTGATGACTCAAATAAAGGAACAGTTGGATGTCGAAGCTGCAAACGCTCTTTCAACGCTTAGGAATCTTGTCGCCGACCCAGAATTCAACCCGAATTCATATCTCCAAAAGCGAGAACTCTTCCACGGAATCCTTGGAGCAAAGCTCAAAAACGCCAAAGGACGAGCCGTCCGAAACATTGCGGACGCATCAACTGGTAAGACTCCATTGCGGATCATGCGAAGTGAGCACCCTATTCTCCGGCGAGTCGCTGATGCTACTCTTGCCGCCATCGAACCCGCCAAGCAAATTTCTAATGTTGTCGGCCTTGCTAGATTCAGGGCTGGATCGACAGGAAGCAGATTCCTTACTTCGTACGACGGAGTTGGCACCACCACCACCCGTTATTCATCACGAGGTTCCGCCTTTGGTCATGGAGGTAATGCTCAAAATGTTCGAAAGAAGTATCGTCGATTCGCAAAAGCGGATGATGGATGCTTTCTTCTCGAAGTCGATTACTCAGCGGCCGACGACGTCTTCGTCGCCTACGAATCAGGTGAGCGGAAAAAAATTGACCTTGTTTTGTCCGGACGAGATTCACACGCCACGAACGCCCTCATCTTCTTCAAAAACTGGACATACGACGGAATCGTCGAAGGCAAAAAAGCCGAAGACCCGAAAGTCGTCCACCCCATCACCGGAATCAGACAAATAACCAAGAAGGTAGTTCATGGCTGTCACTATCTAATGGCAGCCATGACTCTCTATATGAACGCAGGGAGGGAAGCAATTGTTGCAGCGGCGCTCGAATCTGGATTCCATGATGCTGGTAGTTGGACTCAAGAAAGACTCATCATCTTTTGTGACGACTTGGATCATGCATTCCGATCGCATTACTCTCGCTTCAAACGTATCGAAGATAGCGCTGATTCTTGGTATCGCGACCTTCGACAAGAAGTTGTTCGCACGGGTGGCTTCCTCACGCCATTTCGGTATCTCCAGCGATTCCTTTCTGATCCTTATGATGACTCAACGCTTCGAGCAGTGGCGGCCACAGCAGGTCAAGCCGGAACAGCTGGCAGAATCAACATGGTTATGGATGAGTTGTTGCACGGCTATATTCCTAGATACCTGCGTGATGGTGAGAACCCTAACTACGGTGACGAGCCATGCTTGGTGTCATCGACTCTTAACGGCTGCTCAGTGCGACTCCAGACCCACGATTCAATTACCTTTAATATCGACCCTCGCCATAATCGTTGGAGAGAGGGCGTGGAGCGAATCTATAAGAGTTTCAAACGCCCAATCATCATTCACGGAGAGGTGGTCAAGGTCGGCATTGAAGGTGATGCCAGTATTGCCTGGGGAGCCAAGGGAGTGGGTGTCAAAACTGTTGATGATTTGACTCCATGGCTGGATGAAAATAATCTGAAATATTACTGAACTTATGCTATCGTGCAATTTTCCGACACTGTAAACTAATTCCGTTGCCCTCTCAACTGGACGAAAGGAGACTCCATTGTCCACTTCCAATACCAACATGGCAGCCATCGTCAAAGGAATCGACAATCAAATCGATTTCACGACTCCTGGCACCGACAAGCTGAAAGTGCGTGCTCTTCGGGATTTCATCTCGCACGAGAATCACAATGCGTCTGAATCGCGCATGAATCTCGACAAGATGGATCCGAATGCGCGTGCCGGTCTCTACGTTGCCCTCACGGCACTTGAGGCCGCTGTTACCTGATTCAGTCAAGACTACCGCCGCAGTGTCTTGATTGATAGAGCGGCCGAGGAGTTTTCCGCAATTCACCTCGGCCGCTTTTTCTATATATTCTTTGAATCCTTGGAGGGAATCATGCGACTCGTTACAATTAATGGTCCGCTGGGCTCGGGCAAATCCTGGACAGCTAACAAGCTTGAAGGGTTTCTTTCTGCTAGTTCGTACACAAGAGTAGAACGAGTCAGTTTTCAGGATCCTCTTCGAATCGCTACGATGGCACTTTTGGGTGTCACTGGAATGGATTACGATCAATTTAAAATATCAAATTTTCTTGGACTCACAGGTCGTGCCTGGATGATTAAAATTTCGGAAGAACTGGCAAAACCAATAGACCCTAATTTTTTTAGTAAAGTTATGTTGAGTCAATTACTGATTAGAGCAAATGATCAAAAGCATTTTGTGCCTTTGTTCGTTGCTGATTCCAATGGCTTTGAAGTTGAAATTGATTTTCTTCGTGGACGCGAAGAGATTGATTTGCTTACTTGCTGTATTGAACCCCCCGGATCTCCTCCGCGTGGTGAGCTCTGGACTCCTGGTGACAGTCGAGTCAACCTTGCTCATAAGTGTGCAATCGTAGCAAAAGACTCAAATGAACTTTACGGTAAGCTTATTGCCGCACTCGAACGTCGTGGGTGGATTCGTTGACACAAAGCTCCTCACCTTATGAGGTGTGGTTGAGCTGCCTAGACGATCCGAGATACAGTCATTCAAGCCAAGCGATTAAAGACTATCTGAAGTTGACTGAGGGACTTGAGTCACCCGTCCCCTACAACATCTGGAGCTTTTTGTCTTTGACAGCGGCTCTCTGCGGAAGCAGGATCACTCTGAATCACGGCCCATTGGGCCAGCTTAGACTCAATCTTGGAATTGTCCTGACCGGCGCTCCAGCCCTCCGAAAGTCCACCGCTCTTTCCATGATGCAGCGATTCGCTGAAGGTCTTCCGATTGCCTATGGTCCGACGGATACGGCTGGGCAGCGCCAGGGACTCATGGCTGCAATGACGCCAAAGTGGCAGAAAGGGCCGTCCGATGATAAAGATGCGATTCAGCAGAGAATTAGCACTTTGGATGACTTTGCTAATTTGGATACTGATCATGTACAAGCTGGAGTGGATTCCATTGAGGTAGGAAGCTCCAGTGAAATTTATTTCGTGGCCAAAGAACTCGGTCGGCTCATTGCCTCCACGACCAGAGAGCTTCTTGACTTCTTCAATGACGCACTCGACGGCAATAGCATTCATTATCAGCTCAAGAGTCAAAACACTCGCATCAACAAACCAATGGTGAATATCATTGGCGCGACAACTCCGAGTTCACTTGGCCACATGATGCCAAGGGGAGCAAGTGAGCATGGATTCCTGAGCAGGCTTGTGTTCGTTCATAGCGATGTTATTTCCAAGGCTGTGCCGATTCCAACAAATTGGACCAAGCAACAGGAAGCCGTCAAGAATGGACTCCATGATCGCATTCGAGCTGCTATGGAAGAAAGCCATCAGTCATTGACTCTCACAGAGAGTGCCACAAAGACTTATACAGATTTGTATGGGTATCAGCCGCCACTCGCTGATGTGAGGATGCAAGCCTATTCCGGGCGACGTGCGGAGCACATGCTCAAGGTTAGCGCCCTATTGGCCCTAATGCGTGGCTCAGGCGCCCACACAGAGGTCATAGCAAGCGATGTGCGTTTGGCGCACGTTATCCTATGCCTTACCGAAATGCTTATGCCACGGGCCTACTATGGCCTAGAAACAGGCGTCTATTCCAAGGTGCTATGCGCGGCTGCCGAGTTGATCGAAGGATCGTCCAATAACGAAGTTGACCTAGCCATGATGCAAAGTCATGCGGGGCACCTTGCCGATCGTGAATCCATCACTCGCATGATGACGTCTCTATCAGAGCAGGGAAAACTGACGGAAGCTGGAGTCCACAAACGTCAAGATAAATGGACGTTCAACACAACGGCCCAAGAGAAAGCTTTAGCGCTTTTGACCGATGGGTTCGGAGTTGACTCACAAACGTTCGAAAGAACGACTCCACAACCGGATGAGTTCCGGCCCTGGAAAGTAAATAAAAAAGATAAATTTAAAGTAATTGAAAAGGGAGCCTAATGGCTCCCTTCTTTTTTGACTCAACGGCGCATCTCATATCGCCAAGCTTCAAGCTGGGTCTGTGGACTTCGTAAAGAGTCCATGTAGTTATTCATCCCACGTGTGTCTTTCGTCGTCATCATCTGGTCTTGCAGCCATTGACTGAAGTGAGTCGGGCTGCCACCACTTTTCGTATACTTATTGAATAGAGCCATGATATCTGGCTGAGTCCCACTTCGGAGAGCAGCGCGTGTTTCGGTTCTGAGCGTTTCCATGCGGCCAGCGAGTCGACGTCTCTGGGCAGAATTCGCATAGTAGGCTTCAATCTCACCCTGTTGACGAGTCGAGCGAAGGCCAGCAACACGGAGTCCAGACTCAAGCCAAGTTTGGGTATCAGAGACAATCTGGCCACTCACATCCGTGTCTTGCCCGCCATTTGCCAACACAGTCAATGCACCTTTCATTGCACGATTCGGCATGTTCCTAGCAACGATTTCGCTCACACCTCGCATAGTGAGATCTGAGTCACCATCGAGTGCCTTGCCGGCAACCTGCCAAGCGGTATCTCCGACAGCAGAAAGCATATTGAGACCTGCCATCAACTTGGTCGGATCGAGTGTAGGCGACCGCAGATTCGCATCTCCACGAGAGTAAAGTGCAATTCCCTGGTCAAGCCCGAATATCTTGGGAATCTCCTGAATGCCGCCATTGGCAATCATGGCACCAACCTTCGGACCGAACTTCGCATAGATTGCGTCCGTCAGGGTAGCTTCCGGATTCTCACCATGCCCTTGATAGAGACTCGCAAACATGTTGTAACCGGGGGTACTGGCCACACCAAAGAGAGCCGACTGAGTGGCAAGCTGCCGGCCGATCGACCTGTAATCCCCGACTTCGGCCCAGCGAAAGAGTCGCTGATTGTACTGTTGCATGTAGCTGGTGAACAGCCCAAACATACTGCCGATTGAACTCTGGAAGAGCTCTGGCTTATTCAGAGGATTGTAGTTGGCAATAGCTTGATTCGCTACTTCACGAGCGAACGAATGACGAGCTTCAGTGCCCACCACCCCATTAGCATCCGCCAAACGCAGTCCAACGAAATGAGCCCAAGCACGAGACATAGACTCAGTAGTATCGGTGGCAAGAGAAATAAGTCCATCCACTCCCTTTCGGGCTGCGAATCCTTTAGCATTTGGGTCTCCCAAGAGAACTCTCGACACGGCTCCGCGTGAGTTGATCAGACTCAGTTGTTTGTTCAACTCAGCAATCGATTGAGTCGTGTCTCCATTCTTGACCATCGTGTCCCACTCAATGTGCTTCTTTCCATGGAGCATATCGTTGAAACCTTGAGCAAGAATCTTATACGAGTCCACGACCCCAATCTTCTTCCCAGTCTGACTGGTCAATGTTCCAATCAATGGAGTGGAAGGGGAGCGAAGAATCGACGGCATGTTGGTCACAATGCCAAGCATGTTCATTGCTGCATTGGGAATTTCAAACCAGCGAAGTAACAAGCTTGCACTGAGTCGATTGATCCCAGACGTGATAGCTTTCAATTCCGGCGGAGTCGAGACTCGCAAGTTAGCTTCCATATACTCCGAAACCTTGGCATATGGGGTATGCGGTCCAAGCTGAGTCGCAAGATCATCAAAGCTCTTGAAGCTGGTGATTGGCTTCATGCCCAGTCGAGCGGAAAGGTCGCTGATCCATTGGCCGACTTGAGTCGCAGGCACGGCCTTGATGATAGGCCAGCTAGAATTGATCACGCTTTGTGCGAGTCCTTCAGTAGCCTTGATGACCTTTGTGCCTTCACCGGGCTTGACACTCGATAGCGGACGGCCAAGAATCGTAGCTTCCCATTCATCATAAATGGTTCGATTATTGGTGCCACCGGCCACAGCTGACTCCGCAGCTGACCTGGCTCTCGCAATGGAAAGCTGCTGATCATAAAGCGACCTTACCGTCCCTTGGCCAATGTCCTGAATCCGGTCTGACACCCATGCAAGAGAATCCTGCATGGCACTCGGGTTCATTTTGTTACCAAAAAGCGAACCAGTCTGACTTTCTTTTTTCCCACCGATGAACCCTGGGTCGATCCAGCCCATTTCAGCAGAATCCCAAAGGTCTGCTGTTGACTCAATCTCCGCCTGAGAAAAGAACCTCTGGCCTGGCTGAAGTGTCTTTTCTTTCGAAGCACGGAGCGCATTAAACTCCTCCTGACTCCCTGCGACAATAGCTCCGCCAGGAACGGTTTTGCCATCAGCGCCAATAGTGAATCCAACGATCTTACCTTTAGTGGACGGGGGCGGCACATACCAGCTCTTTTCATTGATGGGCGACAAGCCTCTCGAAGAGCGAATCGCGTTTGTGTCTTTCAGAAGAGTCTTATAGCCAGCTTGGCTCGACACCAGGAACTGCATGGCCTTGTCATCAACGACAACTGCCTTTTGAGTATTGGGGTTCAGCAAAAGATCATCGTCGCCAACGGCTCTGCCGAGTCTCTGTTCGTTCTTTGCAGTTGAATCCAGAGCAAACGCAAATGTGCCATCAGCCTGCGGTACTGGCGCCTTTTTCAAATCCCAACCGCCGGCAAACGAGTACCACTGATCCACCAAAGCTTTACTGCCTCGATTCGGAACACTCGCGAGTTCATTCTGAACCCCATTATACACGGTCGTCATGAACTTGTTAGTGTAATTCTCAATCCCCTTATTGACTGCTTCTCTCACTTTAAGAGTAGCCAGCATAGTCGGGGAATCCCTATACCTCATCGATCGAGTCAAAATAGTGCCGAGGCCCTGAGACACCTCACTGCCGAGTCCAGTTACTTGATCAGCAGCGAGTCCGAGTATCTTCATGCTCGATTGAAACTCAGGAGCGGCCAAAAGACCTTTAGTCATTTCAGCCGAAAGAATCCCTTTGTTCAATTCCGCCATGCGAAAAATCTTATTCTCCGCAGTGGCAATCAACAGATGCTCACGACTCCCTGCCAACTCGGGAGTGATTCGATTAAAACTGGAATAACCAGTCAGCATCGGCATCCACTGTCCTTCTTGATTCCTGTTGAAATTGAACAGATCACCAGAGATTTGGCTGGGTTGGGTTTTGATTCCATCTCTCAGATCAAGTGTCGACAGAAGCGTAGTTCTAGCCTCACGGGCCTCCTGAGCAGTCATGTTTGGATTCTTCAATGCTCCATTCATGACCTGAGTCAGAGTGTCACCGTTGCCGGAGTGAATGCGTTCCAGCGAACTGGGCAGAGGCAGATTCAATTTCAGCCTGGCCCAATAATCAAACTTCCCGGCCTTACTCATTGCCAGTGCAGCTTGTGTCTTGTTACGGAATGAATCCATAGCAAGTTCATCCATGTCATGGAAACCAGCAAAGGTCATAGTATCAACCTTGCCACCGAGGTCAGCAAAATGTTGAGCGAAATCAGCCTGCAACCAAGTTGGATTCTTCGGAACGATGAATTCCGCCTTATTCGACACCATCTTTCGGGCGACTTGAGTCAGACCTTGAATAGCATTCATCTGATCAGTGATATTGAGCTTTTCAAAATTCGGAATATTGCCGCCTTCATTGATGGAAATCTTGCCACCATTCTGAAGATTCATTGTGTAGTCGAAATTCCCAGCTGCGCGGGTAGTCGGCTTCAAATCCACAGGAGCGGGAGTAAACTTCGAAAGCTGTCTGGCTTCCGGTGAATCCGGCATCCAAGTCTTGTTGACCAGTGTCAACGGCTCCTGAGACTCGAGTACTTGGGCCTGACGAAGATCCTTGACTTGATCAGAATCCTTCAACTTTTCAATCGTCTTATTGCGAGTGATCACGTTATCAGCGAAGTTGCCACCGCCGACTGAATCAAATCCGAACATTGAAGTAGGATCATCGTGGAGACTTGCGGTAAGGTGTTGAGTCTCGAGTCTCTTCGTCGGGTCATTCAAAGCAAACGATGTATTAGGTACACCATCAATGCCCTTGTTTGTAATCTTTTGCAAGGACTCGTTAGCTTGCTGTTGAACCTGCTTGGACTCATTCGTGATCAACTGAGCACGTTTGTTACCAACAGTCTCAGGAACCTGCTGGCGAGCTTGAAGCATCAAGTCAGTGAGATTCACCGATTCCTTGTATTGAGCCCCAGCACCGAGCGCATCTAACTCAGCTTTAGTAGGCTGATATTCTCGATTCCAAGTATACCCATACGGGTCACTGGCTGCTGCTCGCTTGTACATGACTTCATCAGAATTGGCAATTTGCCTCATCTCGAATCTAGCTCCGAGCGCACCAAGTGCACCAGCAGCTCCGATTCCAAGTGCACTCAAAGCAAGATTGGTGCTCATGTCATCAGACCACATCTGCTGATTCGTATGAGTTACTCCCGCCACTGCGACTTCGCTAACGACTCCCTTACCGACAGCGCCAGCGACTCTTGCTCGAAGCAACTGGCGGCCCCCTGATGTAGCCAACACAGTTGCCAACTCACCATTCACCCCAGCACTTGCCGCCGAGTCAATAGCAAGCTGTTTAGCTCCACCTAGAGTCGCCTGGCCCCACTTATAAAGCTTGGTGGAATTGAGAAAAGTGGAACTTGCTAGTCTTGCCCCAATGGCAGGAGCTAGATAAGCATCAGCAATACCAGCCGTCACAACGCCAGCGACCAAACCACTCGTGAGTCCAACCGACGCATCATTTCTGACCGCAAAATCGGCTAGCCCATTGAGTCCCATGTTTCTGGCTTGCTGCCAAACGGCACCTCGATCGACTCCTGGAAAGGCACTCGATACCATATCAGCCATGTCAACGCCAGCAGCTGTCACCAGCTTAGCAACGTGGAACGTCGTTGAATCCTGTTCATCATATTTATTGTGAAACAGCTGCTCTGTCATTGACTGACGACGAGCGATGTCATCAGTAGACGAGCCAAGATTGTTAGTCGTAGCCGCATTCGAGCCTGGAGTAATACCAATGCGTGGAGTCAGAACATTAACCGAGCGGGCTGCTTCGCCGTATACACCCATATCAGGCATTATTTTTGTTCCTTGTAAAGATCTTCAAACCACTGGTACTCACGACGACTCGATACAGAGCGCTCAAGTGTTGACTCCGGATCAGATGCAAATGGGGTCATCGAAAGAGCGACTCGATTCCAGAACGGCTTAACAAGAATACCCTCAAGAGTATTCACATTATTGGTTCGATTCTTCGACACCTTCTGCAGAATCTTCTGCACTTCCGGCGAGTTGGATACACCAGCTTGAATCATCTGCTCAACCTGGTCATTGATATAGGTATAGGTGCCCCCCTTGGCCGCCATGTCTTTAATGGCAGGGAGCAGAAAGTCACCCATAAATTTCTGTTTTTCTGAGTCAGTGAGACTCGAGTCAAGTTGAAGCAAAGCAGCCTGACGATACTCCGGACGAGTATCAAATGAAACCAGATTATGATAACGCTCTTTCTTCGTCTGGTCGTAACCATTGTTGAAGGAGTCTTGAAGAGACCCAACATAATCCTGGCTCTGCTGCGTTTCCATTTCAGAGGCATAGGACTCATAAGAGAGTCCTTGAATGCCACCTTTTTGAGCTTCCTGGTGTCTCGCGTCTTGGACTCGATTGATATAATCCCCACCCTTTTGGCCCCACCAATCCACGTATTTCTTGGCAAGTCCATTCTGATGTGAGTCAAGCTCCAAGAACAACTCCTGATTCTGTGTCGTAGTCAAGTTCGCAATCTGCTCAGGGCCGACCCCCTTATCAGGCACAGCCTGGCCCTGACTGACTCGAGCCATTTCCTCATCAGTCAAATTATAGGTGTCTTTGAAAATCTTGCGACCACGCGAGTCCGCATTAGCCACTTCTCTCAAGAATGAGTTTTTGTCGTACTGGCCAACGAGTGGATTATCCGGCATGTCGATCTGATTCGTAACGAGATCGACAGTGCGGGAAGTGATCTCCTGTCCGATTCCCTGCTTGATCGCCTCTTGTTGAGCCTGTTCTTTCAGCAACTTCTTCGACTCAGCGCTGTTAGCCATTGGATTCGCAATGGCCTGGCTTAACAGATTCTGATATGTCTGGGTGTAAATCTGCTTAACTTTTGTCGCGGTCGCATCCGAGAGAATATCATTAAGTGGCCGATTGTTATCGAGTCGATCTAGAATCGCCGCCTGGACAGTTTCCTTCGGCGCAGGATTCCCGACAAGAGTATTGTTAAGAATCTCCTCAACATTCTTATCCCCCTTAGCCTGTTGCTTGGCTTGCTTGTTGACTTCAGCCATGAGCTTGTCGTGCGCATCATTGACAGCAAGATTCGAAGCAGCGGCCACAGCAGGAGGCATGTCATACCCACCTGTCTCTTTATTCCTGAATTGCTCAGCCGTATTCGCAACTGCCCCTACCGTGCTTTTAAACTGTTGAAGCTGCCTTGCCAACGGAGTCCCTGGCGTGACATTCGGCTGAATCTTATTAATCTCATCCGCTGCCGGCGCAATAGTACTGGCACCAAAATCCTGAAACTGAAATGCCTTGACTGCTGTCTGAATCGCATCCGTCTGTGCAGCAGTTTTCGTGTCATAAACCTGCTTGATATCATTCAACTTAAACTTACCAGTCGGGTCACCATTCAACAGCATTGGGCGCAACTCTTCAACTGAATAGGTCTCAAGCTCTCTGCGAGCGAGTTTATCATTCAAATCGAGTCGCTTAGTCTCCTGAGCGGCCTGCCGAGCATCAGCGATATCCTGTCGTGCATCAAGCTGGTCGACTCTCGACTGAAGCTGACCGGGCGAAATGATAACACCACCAACATCAATTGGCTTACCGCCGCTCTTAGCGAGTGCAGCTTTGGTATCAGCTGGACTCATCATAGCCAACTGCTGTTCCTGCAACTGATTGTTCGTTGCAAGAGTCTGAGCTTGAGTCTGAGTCCTGGCCAGCTCTGCCTGAATGCGCTCATTACCTTGAGTCTCTTGCAACTGAGCCATATTCAATGGGCCAGCCTGAGCCTTCACTTGAGCGTCAACAGCGCCAGCCGCCATCGAAAGCATGTTCTGTTTGGCGGAAGCCACAGCTGTCAAGGCCTGAACATTGTTTGACTCTTCAGCCAACCTCTTCGCACGACCAGCTGCAGTGTATCTCTGCGGATCAGAAATTGTCTTACCGATGGCCTGAATGAAATCCCCAGCGTTACCAGACGTCTGAAGATCGCGCATCTCCTGTTCGGCTTTTTGATTCTCACCAACAACCTTTGTCAACCCAGCCATAGAGTCGACTACTTGCTGACTCACCTGAGTGCCAGCCACAGCAATCTTGGCCATGTCTTTCTGGCCCTGATCGACTCGAAGAGCCTGCTTCTGCTGTTCAAGTTGACGCTGTTCTCTCAGAGCATCCTGCTGAGCAAGACTCTGATTCAGCGCCCCAAGGCCAAAATCCGAAGACGCAGCTGTGCTAGGAGCACCTGAGTCTGGAGTCCCAGAAACTACTGGAACGTCTGCATTCTTAGGATTGTGCTGGTTGTCAGGCATGCTTCACCTTATGAATCAAGTTTAACGTTGAAGAGATTGCCGAGCCCAGCCGTCCAATTGAATGGAGTAGACTCAGTGGCAGTTCCCTTCGTGTTAGACTGGGTTTGACCTGCCTGCTGAGTCGATCCAGTGGCCTGTGCCGTTGTCTGAGAGACTACAGACTGTTGACCAGTTTGAGTCGCAGCGCCGCCCTTGAGAGCAGACAGCAATTGAGCCAGCCCAGTGCTCTGCGCCCCGGCAAGACTCGTCGATCTCGATACCTGGTCATTCATCAACTGGTCTTTGATCTGAGCACCCTGTGCGGTCGCGCTGGATTTGACTCCAGCCAAACTGGCAGTTGCCTCATTCCGTAGTTTACCTGCCAGAAGAGCTGATGCACTATTAGCCCCGACGCTGCCCCCTGTGTTGGCCGCCGTCTGGTTAATCCCTGATTCAAGACCTGAGTTAATCTGGCTTGAAGCTGCCGATGTAATCCCGTTGACAAATGAATCAACATCGAAATCCATGGCCGGTTTCGAGTTGTCAACAATCTGATCACCGATAGCTGCTGTTCCAAGTTGGCTGGCTCCGAGTGAATCAGAGGTGATCTTCTCAAGCTGAGCCAAAAAGGCACTCGAAAACTGCTGGCTGGATTGACTGCCAGTCGTGTTTTGAACACCATTCTGAGTCGAACTTTGAACCTGATCAGTTGCCTGAACAGAATTCTGAGTCGAGCTTGAGCTCTGGTTCGTATTTTTCGTAGAGCCGGCACCACCACCGAGAACATTGGTGGCAAGTTTGCCGACTCCAAGCAGACTATCAAGGAGGCCCATTTACTTACACTCCTGGATTGTAAGGCGGAATCGTGTTGATTCGAACACGTTCGCCAGTTTCAGGATCCGGAGGCCCCATCTCCCATGTATCCCAGATGGAATAGCGATCCGAATTCGCCATGTCATCTGGGACAAAAAGAGTCATGCCATCTCGAATGGCCTTGATATTTCCAAAGTATTGATAGCCTATTACTTCCCAGATCATGTTAAAGCTCCGCGTCTGCTGATGCTTCGAAGACGATATTGTACGCTCCAGATGTGCCATCCTTTACAAATAGTGTAGTCATCACAAGAGTGCTACCACCCACACTATTTGGATTCGCATTGACACCACTGTTTAAAGTGAAACCAACCGACGGAGCAGCTCGCTTGCGAGTTCTCCAAGGACGAGACATCACGATATTTTGACTCAATGTCATATAGGACTGCTCATTGTATCGAGCAGATATTTCATAGTATCTCTCACACTGCGAAGTGATTTCACTCAACTTCAGCTTAGGAATCGGGTCAATCTCTTTCGAGACATCACCTTCAATGAATCCAACATGTGAAATATCGAATGTACCGCTCTGTTGACCAAGACTCGCAGTTTGAGCATTAAAGGACGATCCGGCATCATACCAGAACTTAAACTCAGTATACGAGTTGTTATCCGATCCCAGAGTCTTGCCATTGATCGGAGGAATATCGATCACAGCTGAATAGAGTTGGAATCCAACTGCAAGTGTCTTTCTCTGAGCGCCAATCGCAGTCACTTCAGCACTCGGAGAGCCGCCAGTGCCAAAATTTTGATTGATGCTAATGGCAATGTCCTTGGCCGAGTCTGCCTTAGCAGCAAACAGCCAAGTGACCTTTTTGCCTGCGAGTCTTCTTACATCTTCCACTCGTTGACTGTTGCTAGCAAAGTTGTTTGCGCCTGTAACCGAAGTGATGACAGACCTTTGAAAGAAGGTGTCATTTCCAGGCACTAGAGTCTGACCAATAGTATGCGATTGTTGAGTGATAGATTTGGTAGAACCAACTGAATCAGAACGCCAACGATCTGCGGCCTGATAACCATTAATAGTCTGAGGTCCTGGCCCTCTTTGCCACACGTCAAAACACCCATTGATGCAATGATCGGTGCGACCGATTCGGCCAAGGTTAATCTGCGTGAGGTTGTTGATACCGTGTATATCCATGTTCAAATTGCCAGTCATTGGCAACGAGCCATCGCGACTCAACTTGAGAAGGATATCAGCCGCAGTGACACTAGTTGCCAAGAGCCAAGCATGCCACACAGTATCCTTCTTCACGCGTGTCCAGATACGCGTGGAATCATCACGAATATAAAGAATCTGAATCAGATTGTCAATCGACTGCGCGATGACATTGATCGCCACATTCAGGTTATTGTTATCTGGAACCGCATCAGGAAGATTGAGGCAAATCGACGGGTCGGCAACGTAGAACCCATTCAGAACCGCATCATCGGCATCTGTAATTTGCTCAGCGACTCCCTTGAACGCATCCGGCATCCCAGTTGGCTTGATCTTCCACGAGCCGGCCGTTGACGTATCAACGAACTTGTCGAAAATGGATTTCAGAACAATGGGTGTAATGAGTCGAGCATCTGGATCAGTGCCAATTTCGACCTGAGTTTTGCTGATCTGGCCGATGATTCCCAAAACATCTGGAAGATCTGAATTCAACTGAAGCAGATCAGGCAAATCCTTGACCATTGAAATCTCAAAACCGCCTGGAGTCCCTCCGTCCATAAGACGAAGATTCCAGTTCGTAGTATCAACGAGCAGTTGCCGAGCCAAGCCAATCTCAGCATTGACCACACCTGCCGTGCCACCGGGCTGCTGGACTCTTTTGTAGTCAGAAGGAAAAGTCATTTTAATCTCCTAAGAATCAAGCCCAAGCGCCCCAGACTCCAGCGGCGAAACGACGACGATAGATGGTGTTTGTGCCAGTGGATAGAGAAATGGCGACTTGAAGAATCTTCAGGTCAGCACCTTCGTCAACACCAGCGTAGACGTCTAAAGCTGCATTTGCGATTCCAGCCAAACCAGCCGGCAAAGCATTCGCAGTCTTTGTTGTAATATATCTTCCTGAGTCCACGGCCGCATCAAGATTGGTCACAAGATCAAGTTGTGCCGTCTGGTTGACGAGTCTCAAAGGAAGCTTAATGGTGGGATTGCCGGCCGCGCCGTCAGCATTGTCGACAGTGATTCCACCATCTTGGCCAACAATGTTTCTAAGCCGATAAACCTTATCAGCTACACGAACCATGAAGCCTCTCGACTCAGAAGGAAATGTCACCCCACCTAGCTCAGAGCTAGCCGAGATAAACATTCTCTTCAACTGATCAAGATTCGGAAAACGGAATCCACCTTTACGGCGACCATTGTGGAGTCTAAACTCCCAACGATCCGTATCAACGACAAGCTGACCAGGAGGCCCGATGTATTGATCATTGGTCTGAGTTGTGTTGCGAGGCTGTTGGACTCGCTTGTTAAGCTCTTCAATAGCCATTCGAATTCTGCCTCAGCTTATCTGACCCTGAAAACTTACAGTAGTTGCAAGGAATTTTACATGAAATTTTTCCCATGGCTCGGTGGCTCTGTAAATGAACCTATGGTTTTGTCCACTCGTAAACATTGTCCACAAATCCATATTCTGCTTACGGACAGCCAAGGTTGGAATCACAGACAGATCCTCTTGAACGCCATCAAGATTGGAAATTGACTCAAGTTGATATGAAACGTCATTCACAAAAGCCTGAGGGCCATTCCAATCTTCGTCAGGAGCATTAAGAGTGCCATCTTGCCAATCAATAATATAGCTAGTATCGACCCCACCAACTGGCGTAGCCCCCCAATCGATAGGTGCTCCAGCATCATTCCAATCAAAATCATGAACACCAGCCACAGAATCATTGAGATCAGTATCGCCAGTGCCATCATTGTAATCTTCATCACCTGACTCCGCGTTCATGTCTTCGTCGAAATCGGCGACACCGAAACCATTCCAATCTTCGTCGTGATTGTAGAATCCAATGTTGAATGAAACGAAAGCATCATCTCCGTTCCAATCCTCTTCAATGACTACGTAGTCAACGCTAAGAGTTGAGACTGCCGAAGTAACAATTTCCTGAATCTCGAATTCAATATCAGCCGACAAGGATCCGGAAGCAGGCCGGATGTATCCTAACTCAATCTCTGAATTCAGCCCTTCGATTCCACCGTCAACAGTTTCATCGAATGGAAGGTCGTGGAATCGATGTGGGTATCCATCAACATCAATGTAACCATAGTCTCCAGGTGTACTGGAAAATCGGCAAATGCCTTTATGGTTACGATTGAAAGTGCCCCACTTATCCACGCCCATCGAATAGACATAGGTGGTTGCATAGAACGGGCCAGCGTCCAAAAGTTGAACATAAAGATGATCCGACTCTGTAATGTAATTTAATCTGAATTTAACGTCAGGATTTTCCTTCATGACTCCACGAAGATACTCATTGAACAAAGCAGACAACGGAGTCAGGCCAGCTTGAGGACTCGATTGGTAGAGTCCCTGTTGAGTCATCATTACGGTCAAACCGGATGCAAGCGTGGTGAAGGCAGCCGCATTATACAGTAACTGATCTGTGATCACTCGATCGAATCGATAGACGGTCTCACCACCCACATACTCAGCAATCAGGCACCCACCAGTGGTCCAGACAAGGAACCCACCCTGAAAAGTAGTTACCATGATGGGGGTGCCGGGTACTGACTCATTGATGACCTGGAAGCCGGCCCCTCCAAGGGCAGGACTCATATCTTCTGCATCGAATGAATTTGACCAGTAGGCCGTAAATTGATCAATGACAATGAGTCTGCCGTTTGCCTCAGCAATAGCAATGACATTGTCAAATTCAACCGTACCGGCATATGGCTCTATTGAATCCCCAAGAATCTTGAAAATGCCAAGTGACGGCCGACAGGAATAATTCGAGTATCCAACATATGCATGAGTCCATGCAGTCTGCCCAATACTGGTAGCCGGCTCAACTGTCAAATCAGCCAGCTTGAACCAGTATCCATCGGTGGGGAGGGAGTCATCAGTCTCAATGATCGAATGTCTATATTCTAAGGCGGCCTCACCCGTGAATAGAATCGATCGATCATCCTGTTCATTGTAATAAACATTATACAAATCTGATTCAATGCTGCCACCTTGCAACACAGTAGAACCGAACATGCTCTTTGGCCCTTTCGAGTCAAAAGCATAATTCTTCCCATTGAGCACAAAAATGCTGCCACTTTCAGCAGCCCTCGCATCGATAGCAGGTGTCCAAGATTGAATCTCAGGCTGTACAATACGAGTAGTAGGCATTATGGATTCTCCAGAGTTTCAACTCTTTTGACAAGGGCCTCCACAAGATTTTGCAGAGAGTCAACCTGTTCCTGCAAATCTCGACAGTCGACAAGTATCGTATCGATCGGAGGTTGCGGATAGCGATTGAATCGCTTCTTGGGCTTGACGGCCATGGTTAAGCTTTCTTGTCAGTATTCGTATCAGTCAGTTTGCTCCAGCTGAATGGCGCTAGCATGGCAATGTCCAAAGGTTGCAGAGTCGGCCCACCTGTCTGAGCACCTTTGCTAGCAAAGAAGTCCTTAGACATTTGAGCAAACTGATCTTGAATGCTGAGCGTGTTCGTGGAAGACGGACCTGAATCAACAGGAGACGTGGCAACTTGCTCGCCATCATTCTTCGAGTTGTTTTTCGATGAGTCCATCTTTACCCCGTTAGGGGCCCCAGATGCTAAATGCGAAAGAGCAGTCGCAACGCCAAGAGGATCATCTGGATTCGACTTTTTATCCTTGCCGATGCCCGTGACCGTGCCCACCAAGAATCCAACCGGATCCACAGCAGCATGCAAAACAGTGCCAAGCGTACCCAGCAAATCATCCTTTTGTTTCGGCACTGACGCAGCCGGATCCGTGTTTGGGATATCCGCTTTCGGAGTCGGACCTGTTGTATTCGTTGGCGTGGTTGAAGCAACAGCAGGACTCCCTGTTACTGCAGCTTTCTCCTGAGCAGCCTTATGGGCCGCTGGATTATCACGAAACTGAGTCGTTACCTGAGGATCAGTGTATCCAGTCGTTGACGTTGTCGGCGTCCCAGTCGCTTTTGAGATCGACGTATTAACTGCCGCACTGGCTCCGTAAGGATCAGAGTCATCCTGCGAAGCAGTAGCAGTCTGCCCACGCAAAGAGGCAGCCACAGCATTAGCATTATTAACCGTGTCATTGTATCCAATGACTCCAGTATAATCTCCACTCTTAACCGCCTCTTTATATCCTTGCGGCCTTTCATAGCTGATAGCTGCCTTGACTCCATCATCAACTGACTTAGCATTCATCAATGCTTTACCAGCCTTAGCTTCAGTTGTTGACAACTCATGCACAGCAAACTTTGCCTGTGCATCAATCGACATTGGATCGAGTCCTTGCTCCTTCGCAAACGAATTAAGTGCATCTGCTCTAGACATGTTCCACTGACCGATACCAATCGAATCAGTTCCATCAACCGCGTCACCTTTATTCCTGGCTTTGGGGTCCATGCGTCCGTATGACTCAGTCTGCATACGACCAACGAATCCAGCAATTGCTGCCTCAGGGTATCCAGCTGCTCTCATCTCTTTGGCCATCACACCTGGATTGCCAGTTAGACTCCCAATCCCCAGATTAGGACTCGCAGTATTAAAGCCAAGAGCAGAGCCAATGGCCCCACCAATAGCGCCAATAGCAGCGCCCAGGGAGTGCCCGAGACTCGACAAACCAGAGGTGGAATTATAGCTCGACCCCGTATATCCGGTATTGCTGTCCGCTCCATTGGCTTTCGATCCCGATTGATTCTTGGACCCGCCGGAGGACGAGTTGGAACCAGTATTCGTCCTAGAATCAGCACCGCCTTCAGCTTTTGCACCTGATTGATTAGCTCCCTTTGAACTGGACGAGCTAGAACCCGAATTGGTTCTGCTATCCGCTCCACCTTCGGCCTTGCCACCTGATTGATTCGCACCCTTTGAAGAACCGGAGTCCATACCACGGCTCTCAGCACTGGTGCCTCGGCTGTCGCCATTGGTGTCATTTGCCATGGAATCAATCCTTTAGAGCGTTTTGTCTGACCAGACGGCCGAGGTGTGCATTCAGATCACTCAACTCATCACAAAGACGATCAAGTGACTCTCTCATATCTTTACGTGCTCGATTATCTTTTTGATAAAATTCATCAAACGATTCAACAGCACCGTCAATAGACTCAACAAGTGCCTTGACGCCACGATTATCGACAATGCCCATCGCAGCTTCAACGTTGGTAGTTGGTTGAGTCCCTTTAGCTCTGACCCAACCAATAACCACTGTACCTGCCGCTACTGCTACTCCGACGATACCAGCTATAACCTGCACAGAATCAGGAAGTAGAGCGACCTCTGCCATTCTGATATACCCTTGCGTCATGTGATGCACAGATGATGGCCGCAATCTCCGCACCACAGGCAGGAATATACATTGCGAGTCCAGTGGATGGGGCATTACCCAGCACCAACCAAGACACAATCATGCTAAAACCGATCATGAAAAATATCATGAATCCCGTAACAGCGCCAAGCGTCCTGATTACAGAAGTAGCCCCTTCCATGGACCCATTAATAATGAGTCCACATATACGGAAGAAACCAAACAGGAAAAGTCCAACAGACCATGTGGACTCAGTTGCCATCTGTGCCATAAAAGCAAAGTTGGCATTGTTGTCGAAGGTGGCTTTGGGACTCAACAGAACGATGCCGAGCATCATGATCTGAAAAGCCCCAACCCATTCGACAAAACGGAGTCGAAATTTATGCCGAATCCGTATGATGATGCTGCTGGCCAACGTCTCAGTTGGTATTCTTCGGGGCGATATAGACACCAACGAATCCCACAGCTGCTTGGACGAGCGGAACGAGTAGGTAGGCCCACCAGGGAGCAGTGACTCCATCCGGGATGAGCTGCGCGCCTGCCGCAACCGTACCAATGCCTGTGACTCCACCGACGATTGCACCTGCAATTGCTTTAGAGACATTACCCATTTGCCTTTCCTTTCCAGACTGCATTGGTTAAGTGATTCGATCATTCGGCCGCAGCTAATGCAGCATAAATCTGCTTTCCGAATCGTTCGTTGTCGGCGTTTCTGTCGCCCGGATTGATGATATCCCTAGCGCCCTTGAAATCGTATCCAATTTTCGTGTGATACTGACTCAATTTGCGGCTGGTGAAAATACCATTTTTCATGCCGAGAACAAGAATCTGAGCCGAAACATTCGGATCAAGTGCAAGCTCTGGCTTTTCAATCAATGGAAGACTCAGAACGAGTCCGAGCTTTTCATAGTTTGCTCGACCTGTCAACTGCGGCCATCCTCTGCCTCTATACTTCCAACCATCCCCACTGGCCTCATTGCCATTTCCATTGCGATTTGCATATGCTCGATTAGCGATTCGCTCTGGTTGCATCGCATACTTATTCGCGATTGCATCCGTGGTGAAATATTTTTTGAAAGTCTTTCTGAGTCCAGCCGCACGATAATGCAAATCTTCTTCAACGAGTTTATAACTCCCGCCCGTTTCAATCATAGGCGGAGTCAAAGCAGAGGCAATTTCGGCCAGATCGATGACATTCCATTTTTGACAAGCCGCAAGAATTGAATGAAATGCATCAATTTGCGTCTGAGTCAAATGACCCTCAAAAACAGTTGCTCTGAGTTTGGCGAATAGAATTGACTCGTTCATGTTAAGCTCCCAACCTTGGGTTATATGGTGTTAAAATAGTGCCTGACTCAAGTTGGCAAGCAGTAACCAACAAGTCGGCATAGTCGGCTGTGCCAAATGTTCCTCTGAGAACAAGCTGGCAATTAGGTTGAGCATCAGCCGCCCCCGTGACAGAGATTCTTTGCCAGCCAGCTCCGCCAACAAGAGCACGTTGTTGTTGAGCAGCTGAGGCTACCCTGATTCCGGTTGTTGGACTTTCATCATCCCATGTAGGTTTCACATAGAATGATAGAGTCTTTTGTTGTGCTATGGTTAAGTCACCATTACGATTGACATTGGCAAAATCAGTACCTGCTGTACCAGCACCTTTATTCAAGATGATTCTATCAGCCATACGACCAAATGGTCCCATAGCGTATTGCCCAAAAGCACGCTGAAACACACAACCAGTCAACGCTGGAAGAGTGTATGTTTCAATGGCATTAATATTATACGGTGCTGGTACACTACCAGGAGGAGTCGCATGAAACCAACCATCTGTTACAACAGTAATGAGTGATCCAGCAATATAGACTCCTTCAACTGCCTCAGTACTGGTAAGTGTTCCTTGCCAGACTATTCTATCCTTTTTAATGTCATAAGCTAACAAAAGTCCTGGAGTCGCATTAGCCCCAGCACTTATCCAAAGATAGTCACGAGCTGAGTCATAGCTGATATGATCGCCACCTATGCCCTGCAAATCATAACTGAATTCAATCGCACCTGTGGCTTTATTGACTCTTGAGATACTCTGTCCGAATAAGCACCACAATTTGTCTCTAAAACTGTCATAAGCTAGACCATTGGGTTGTGCCCCAACGAATGGAATCGATCCGAGCGATGCGCCAGTATTTTTATTCAGATGAAAAATGAATTGATCCGCGTTACCGCAATACCAAAGAGTGTCATTCGACGTATCGTATGCGACTCCTTGCACACCTAACTGAGGAATCGGCCATTCAGCTAGTTTTGTCGTTCCATCGGCAGAAATCTTGACAATGCTAGTTAAATAACTAGAATCACCATCTTGATTTCTACCGTCATTCCCAATCCACCAATTTAAATCCGGATCTTTTGCTAATCCTGTGCAGGTGAATCCTTTTCCTACATCACCGCCAGATGCATCCGGTAAAAGAACAGAAGTTAATCGAGTCAGATTAGGCGCAGTTGTCGGTGCTCCAGTACCGCCTGTGCCGAACGTCCAATGGAATCGAAGGTCTTCGCTAAACGACATTAGATTCGTCGTGACACCTTGGCCAAAACCGGAGATAATATCTCCCCCGCTTCTAAAATTAAAAGCAGGTGCATCGAATCTTAATTGTCGTTTGTGACGCATGATTAACCCTTCATCACTTCTACAACACTAACTCTAGTCACAGGATTCACATCCGTTGATGGAGTCAACAAACCCCAAAGATTCTGAGTCAATGATCCAGCTGCCAATGACTCACCACTATCCACAGTTATATAATCAGTGACAGCTGCAGCAGGGACAGTTGCGGCTGCAGCTACTCGAATCGGGAAACCTCCGACATTACGAATCAATGCGTTCGTTTCACCAGCCGTCAACTGAATATAATTGGCCGAGGTGGTAGCGAGTCTTACGATCGTAGTAGCCACTTAGGCCTCCTATTTGTTGTAATGTGGAGTGAAGTCAATGGTCTCTCCAGTTAACATGCCAGCTCGCATAGTTTCATAGAGAGAATACGCACGACTCGCGCGATCGTTATCGCCCATGCGCTTATATGCCTTCGACCGAACTCCCTCTTTAAGGAGATCAGGATGGCGATCAAGAATCCAGTTCGTAGAATATGCAATCGCTTGATCAGCAGTGATTGGCTGGCCAGCTAAATTCCGATAAGCTGCATTTACTACATACATCTGCGACTCAATGTCATAAGTCACAGGACGATTCTTTGCATAGTAATACATGAGAGCACGTGGAAATTCAAACCAAGAGATCTGAATCTTTTGATTATTTCCACCATGCCCAGAGAATGCAATGTACTTACCGGTGCGATACCAGTAATACTTGTCATCCACGTTTGACATATTATGGAGTCTTGCTATCGTCGGATTTTGGAGTCTGGCATATCGACGACGATAATCATAATAGATAGCTTCAATAGCCTGAAGCTGAGCAACAATGGGAATTTCCCACAGAAATACTGTATTTGAATCAGACAATCCAGTCACAGTCAGTTCATCTTCCTGACGATTATCTGAATAAAACACAGGTGTGTTTGTACGAGAGTCATAGTGCAGCTCCCGCAGAGTCTGATTGAGGTAGTCAGGCAACATTCTTATCATGTCGGGACGAACCAACTCAGTGTAAAGCTCGTCTACGATTTGTGAAAATGTTGTCATAACTACCTCAATCGAATCAGCGAAAACCCTGGGAGGAACGATTCGCCGACTAACTTGGTTTGGGGTGCAGATCGTCGTAGACGGTTTTGTACATGGCGGTCAGAGTCACAAGGCCAGCAACGATATTTGTGGGTTTGCTCAAACAAAGCTGAACAATGCCATCATGAGCCGCTTGCACCTTGATAGATGGATTCGGCTTGAACAACAGCAAAGCTGCGTAAATCTGAGGTTCGTTCTGGCAGAGCTTGTCGTATGCCTGACTCGCCGCATCCTTGGCATTGCTGATTTCACAAGCAGCAAGGCCACAGGATACGGCAATCAGAGCAAACGCAGTAAGAATCATGCGTTTCATCTTCATGCCTTTCCCACTTTGAGTTCACTTATCGCCGGATCGAATTACTTGACGATCTTCTGATCCGGGATTCCCTTCGTCGAAAGCGCACCACGGATGGAGCGGCTCGACAGATTCGACACAGGCTGTTCCAGCTTGGCAGCAGCCTTGTAATTGTATTCGACGATGTTGTTCTTGTCGACGTCCATGAGTCCGTCGAAGCATTCCAGCCATTCATCGTTTTCTTCAGCCGAATGAATCGGCATCAGATGATTGACGAAATGGAATCGGCCGACCTGGAAGTTCCGAATCAGCCGATGCTTGTAGACAACAACAGGCTCGGTCGACTTCACAGTCGCTCGCTGAATCGGCTGTTCGTATTCTTCAGTGAGATTGGGCATTCGCTGTCCTTCGAAGGGCTGGTCATTGTTGCGGGAAGCTGTTCCCGAGTCATTCGACCGGGAAGTCCAGACAGAACCTGGCACATTTTCAGCATCGTCATCGTCATCGTCGTCGTCGCCGAAATTGAAGTTGAAATCGACAGAAGGATTATCGAGAATCGATCCGGTAGCAGCCGGAGTCGGTTCCTGAGTCACCGGAGTCGCCTTGACAGCTTCCGGATCGATAGCACTTTCCGACGTCTTCGGCGAACCATCTTCGTTGTTCGTTGCCAACGAATCTAGGTTGTCCTGAGTAATCTGCTCGTTGGTCGCCTCGGAATCGTTCGACTGAGTCGTCGTTTCAGTCGAAGTTCCGGAATCACCGTTCAAATCGACGGGCGGCGACAGCTTTGCATTCGGATCGAGATTGTCCAGATTCCCTGTCTGCTCCGGCGTCTTTGGAACGCCTGCTCCAAGCTTGGCCATGTGACTCTCCATATCGTTTGAGGAAGGGTGCCCGCGCAAGCTGGAAAGGCTTCTAACGTGCGCGGGCCACGGACTCTTCCTGGTCAAGCCTAAGAAGAGCTTCCGTGATTGTGTTATGAGGCGACGGCCGTGGTGATGTTCGTCAGAATCCCGTGAAGCTCAGCGCCCTTAAGCTCGAAGCCCATCTCGTCAGCAATGAATCCCTCATCGGCATCCACACCATTGTTGGTATTGGCACCAGCGGTGAATTCCTGAGTCCAAGTCTTGCGAAGAACCTTCTTCTTGATCAGGCCAGGATGGAACACGTACAGCGACTTGTCCCAGTTGGCGTTTTCAGTCAGAAGCGGATGACTCAGCAGAGTCAATTGATGACCAAGATTGTTCAGCTTGGTGACGTTGAGTCCATAGGTATCAGTTTTGACGTCAAGCCAATACTGAGTATCCTTCTGCGCCATGGTTTGGAGCAGCCAGAGAACGGAGTCACCGCAGAATGCGATGCGCTCATTCGGCATGCCCTTGACATTCTTGCGGAAAATCTGTCGCATGAAGTCGCGGAGTCCAGCCATGGACATCTGACCAGCAACTGAGCCGTAGTTCGCAGAAACGACCACACCACCGTAGTCCTGAATCTGCGGCACGAGACCATTCGTGGTGCGCAGCTCCTGGCTGTTGACTGCCGTGATGGCCTTGCGACCAAAGAAGAACGTGCGTTCGATGTCTTCGGCGTGGTAGCCGATGCATTGCTCTTTGTTCTGAGCCAGCTTGTTGCCAGTGATATACTGGACTGCCTTGGCCGTGCCAGTGATAGCCCAGCCATTCTTGAAGATCTGAGCGAAGTTGTTGTAGGACTGACCGCCCTGACTGATTGGATCAGGCTTGCCCGAGCCTTCAGCATATGCCGATCCGATCAGCTGAATCGTGCCATTGGCTGGAATATTGGTAGCAGTCGTTCCAGCGAATCCACGACGAACTGTGATCTGAGTGTTCGAATCAACCGAGACAACGAACAGCATTTCAGCTGTAGCCTCAACCAGGAGGATGTTGTTCTTGACCCAAATATTGGCATCGTCCACCGGAATCACAGTGGTGACAGTCGACGCAACGCCGGCAGTTGACTTCGTATTGCCAGAGATGTGCTGATCTTCGATCCAGGACCAGTTGGAGTCACCAATGGACTCTTCACCCATGCCAGACGAAAGAGCCAAAAGCGGAGCAGTGCCCGCAAAGCCCTTCATGAGAATCCGGCTGGAGAGGGTGTTCTGACGTTCCCCTACGATACCGGAATGCGAAGCGAAAACGCCACGAACCGCCATTTTACTTTCCTTTCAGGAGCCATCCGTCTTCGGGAATCCATGGACGGATGGCTCAGAGTCCGTCCTGGAATTTAGTTAAACATCGAATCGAGAGCGTCTGCACCAAACTTAGTAGAGGGGCTCTCTTGGCCGCCGGTCTTCGGAGTCGCCCCCGACTTTCCCAGCGCCTTCATCGCATTTCTGGTCGCAGAGGCTGCGGCCGTATGAGTCATATTCTTGGCAAGACCACGTTCGAAGAACTGCTTGGCCAGTGCCTTGTCTTCCGGATTCGTAAACCCGAGAGAATTGAATGCCTTGTCAGCCTCGCTGACCTTGCCGTGGCGCTGAACTTGATTCTCGATTCGCTTTTCCAGCTTCGGAATCACAGTCTTCAACGCGTGAGTGATGATAGGCGCCGTGAGCGAGATTGCGTGCCGAACTGCCTTTTGATGAACCGACGTCATGAAGTTCGCGACTGAGCGCTTATCCGTCGGGTCGAAATCATCAGGCACGTCCGACTCACTGAACTTGTAGCTATCAATCGCACCGGCAATAGACGTACCGAGCGCTTGATTGGCTTCCTTCTCACTCTCAGTGATACTCTCGATTCCGTCGTTCAGCTTGTCCTCACCGGGGACATTCAGCTTGTTGAGTTCCTCTTCAGAGTCACCAGAGTAAAGATCAGAGAGATCGAAATCATCTTCGCTCTTTGGAGTCTTCGTTCCGCTGGCGTCACCTTCACCAGTCCCTGTTCCGGAGTCACCTGCCCCACTGGAATCAGCCGCTCCTGTCCCACTCATATTGTTGTCATCCGGAGGCGACCGCAACGCGGAATTCCAAGAAATTTTACCGCCATATTGTCCAAGAAGAGTACGCATAGCCTTTCCTTTCAGTTCAGATGTTCTTCAGCAGAGGGTGATTCCCCTAACTGTTCAAGCTCAAAAAAGAAACGATCGATGACCCTGAGTTTGAGCACATGCTCATAAGCCACCTCTGGATTTTCGCAAGATTCAAGAGTATCAATGACATCCTGTTTGAGTTTCTGTTTGAATTGAGCAAGCAGATTCGTTTCAGTGGGATTGTTCCCTTTAAGAACCTGCATGAGTTCGTTGATTGAAAATGTCATTGTGTTTCTCCTTTTAAAAGCCAGTTTCCTGAATCCGATCTAGCAGCAGGGACACAGGAAGAAGTCGCGAATCCTGCAAAGCCGAGCGCCATGACGAGGTATCCAGCCCCAACTGTACGGGCCGCCGATCGATTCGTCAATGACTCTTGATAAAAAATCGCTTGACGGACTCGCTTCGCTTCGCTCGCTCCTCCTACGATTTTTTCTAAATAGTCATTGACGCCCCGATTCGTCACCCCGTCCGACGTTTGGCCTGGATACCTCGATGACGACTCAGCAGCAGGGACACACAACATCTTCTTAAATCCGCGCTAGAGATTCAGAGACTGGTTTATAGATGAAGACACAATGAACATGCTGCTCTTTGAAATTGTGATCTTCGATTCCATGCACGTTGAGAAGTTTGGAGTCCCAGATTGGGTCATCGTCTATTAACAGTCCCCAAGACTCAAGAAAGTTTCCAGAGTACTTTGCGTAGCCGTGCAAAGTGCCTTTAGGATTCTTTATTGATGCGTGAAGGTACTGAGTCATACCGGAGCTGCCGCACCGCCAACTCCCGGAGCCGTTCCGCCTGGTTGATCCCCACCGCCACTTGTGACAGGTGCTGACTCAGGACTTGCACCCGCAATTGGGTTACCGTTCGCGTCCACTGCCGCAGCGACGGGCTGTTTGGCGAAGTCACCGAGGTCGGTTCCAAGGTTGAGTAGCTGACTCCAGAGGGTGAAGAGTCCTGGTACATCGAATGTCCCCATTGCTTCTTGGTTTTGGATGATGGCGAACAGAACGCTGCGCACGGACTCAGCGGCGGCTTCGCGGCCGATCTGGCCTAGGCCGCTGTTGAGCAAATTGGCGACTTGTGCTTCGGTAATGTTCTTGATCATTGCCTTGTCTGGATCATAGAGGGCAATGTTGCGGTACTGAGCCATTCTTGTTGGCAGCATCAGAGAGGAGTCAACAAGACGAGTCATCATGATCATCTTGCGCATACCGCTCTGCATGACGGCTGCGACTTGGCTGTTTACCGCCCGATCCATTCCTGCCACTTGGGCTGGGATAGCTTGATTCGGGAAGAACTGCTTCATCAAGTCCATGACCACGCCGGTATCCTGCATGTTCTGGCGGGTGTCGGAATTGTTTTGTTGAAGCTGCATGAATCCGGAACGAACATCAGAGCCAGGCTTCTTGGAAACCAGCAAGCCTGAGGTCTCACCATTCTTGATGGTGCTTGGATCGAACATGTTGGGGTCAATGGCCTTGAGTCCCCATACAGATCCCTTGATTCCTTCGATGTGAGTATTCATCAAGAAGGAAACGAATCGTTGGAAGGGACGAAGATACTCAGCGATCGACCTAGCCGCTTCCTTCATGTCATCGATGTTCATGCGGGTCACGTAGATTGGAATCTCAGTGGCCTCTGGAACTGGACGAAGATTAATGATGTTGACTGCATCGCAGATTGTAAACTCCCAAAGCTCAAGGGAGTCCTCATCATCTTCAGTAAGTTCAAACTGGTTGGGATTGATCCAGCAATACATGTGGATAATCTCATGGCCATTGATTTCAGTCTCTACATCTGAGTCAAGACTCAACCCATAGGAATGCCAGTCAACTTCATGGCCTGAGTCCTGATCGCTCGTGCGCGTATCCTGACCATCCTTTTCCATCCTGGTATTAGCAGGAGGATTCTTATAAAACTTGGCACTGTTGGTATTTGGATTGTTCGAACCAGTCTCGGCCTTGGCTTTTCCGAGCCCAACCACCTTGTCGACTCGAATCACCTTGCCCTTGCGCCACTGCTTCAGGAGCCACAAGCGCGATCGGTTTCTGATTCGAGCGGCATACTCAGCCTCTTTGTGAAGTCGATCCATGTCCTTGACTTCTTCATCATAAATGAAGTTGTACATGTCAAGACTCTCGACAACGTTGCCTGGCTGAGTCTCACCGCCAACTGAAGTGGGGTCACCATCTGTCCAGGAAACATGGAATCCGCCGAAGTTGTATTTGTTCAATGCACGCATAGTCTTGCACACGTGCATGTAGTATTGATTCAACTGCGTGTCCTCGTTCATCATCCGAACGAGCTCTTTCATTTGAGCAGTTGTCTCTTGCTTGCTGGGATTCTGATAGAAGTTACCACCGAGAGGAGCGAAGACCTCAGCATAGTAGGCAACGGCATCATCAATGTGTGCAGCAGCGATAGGAAGATTCATCGGCAGCGCCTGCAGCTTGCCAGTATTCTCCTCGCGCACATCTCGTTTGGAATCTTCAGGACTCAACTTCTGCCATGTCGAAATCAACTGATCGACTTTGGCGTAGCGTTGAATCCGGGTAGTTCTCTTCTGATTGGCATGCTGTAAGCGGCAAAGCAAATACTCAATCAACTCATTGTTCTGTTTATCCGTGATCTGAACAATGTCCGACTGCATGCCATCAGCAGGAACCTTACTCGTGTTCATCTGAATCTTGTATTTATCCAGAGTCGGATCGATTCGACCGTCATAAGACATGCTATTCTCCTTAATATGGAATCAAATCCGATTGGTGTATGTTCTGAGGAGTCGAACCATCCTGCATAAGCGCAAGTGCCTCCCCAACGTTAATTGCATCTTTAACCAATCGGCCTTGCTTTTCCCACACAATTATTCCATAGGCGCCTGAGTCGATTCTGTCTTCATGATCCTTCGACTCTGGATCATACTTCTCCAACTCATCGACAAATTCCTGCTCTTCTTCGGCAATGATATAACCGCCTGACTCAACTACGTGGGTAAAGGCCCAGATTCTTGACTGTTTCGATTGGCCGCCCCCATTCATAGGCAACATAACGAAAAGATTGTCTTCGATTCCTCGAATCTTGAGCAGAGCTTTCCACAATGGAATCAAAAGCTTCTGAGCTGCGTTCGCTTCGATCGTCCAGGTCGTGATATTCCAATAGTAGCTGAGAGCCATCACCTCATCAAGCAATTTTTCTTCCGAATACCTAAATTTTTCTGATTGGACCATCCACGGCAGCACCGTATCCCGCGTTTTGACATGAACAGTGATTCCAGAGAAGTCATTCCACTTATTCTCGCCAAAGGCTGGGTCAATGCAGATGAATCCAGAGATGACCTGGTCGGGGGTGGGACGCGGACGTCTGTCTGCTCCATCCATTCCAGTTCGCATGACTGTATCTTGAGTCATGTTCATCATTTCATATATCCAAACGTGGCCAACGCCTTTCGCTCGGTAGTCTTTGTATTCTTTCAGGAGTCCCTCAAGGGTAAACATCCCTTCCCACAAAGCTCTAAGCTGTCCAGTCTTCTTGTCGCGGATGATCGCGCCATAGACAGTGGGATTCCAGTCAGGATCTTTCGAGATTCGATATAGCATCGTCCTCTGATTGATCATATTGCCAACCCAGATTCGAACTGACCTCTTCGCACTCGCTTTTAGCATGTTACCAAAGAGCCAGATGTCATGTTTCTTCTGAGATTCATCTGTAGATGCAGTCGAATTGTCCTCACAGTCATCTACAATCACCAACTGAGGACGTCTTGAGTTAAGATTCGTGCCACGTACCTGCTGATCCGACCCAAGTGACTTGAGCAAGATTCTCTTGAGACCCCAGTCTGGCGTGTGAATCGTAAGTTCCCACAATCCCTCGGTCTCATTCGCCTTGTGAATCGTTGGCTTGCCATAAACAGTCGACTCTCGATCAGATGTAAGCCAGTTGAAGATGTCTTTGCAGGCTGCTTTGGCCACTGGGCTCGTTAGAGACACATACATCGTGAAGGAAAGCACGCTATAACGCATAAAAAGGATGACAGCGAGCTTAATGAGAGTCGATTTAGCATGACCGCGCGGCACGCAGAACACTTTTTGCAAGTGATCAATGGCTGCGCCCAGTGAATCCGTCCAGTCTCCAGCATTTACCTTCTGGACGATAGCAACCAACTCAGACCAGATCTCATCATGGAGATCTGGCACCTCCTGAGTCAGTTCATCCTCAAGATAGAATCCAAAAAAGGTTACGCAGTCGGTGCGCATGGCCTCGATTAGATCACTGATATCGACTTGAACTTCCAAAGAATCATGCATCGTCTGAAATAACCTTAGGCTCAATCAACTCATTCAGACCTTTGACATCTTCAGGAGTCAACATTTCCACGGTGTCATGCAAACGCTCGGCTTCACCCTCGATCGTTTTGCCTTTTCCCAGCTGGCTAACCGTTCTCTGACTCAAACTAAGGGTAACCTTACCGATTCCACCCTGTCCAGGAAGAGCGGTATCACCGATCGGCTGCCCATACATGTTCACTTGAACATTGGTTTGATTCGCATTACCACCCATAGGCTTTTCCATGATGGCTCCTCCTGCTGTTGAGCCTCTTCTAGTCGCTTGGTTAGCCACTCGTGCCACGGCTAGCATTTCAGGAAGAGTCAATCGCTTTGTCGTGACGAGAGTCACTAACTTGCTGATTGCGGCCCCTTCCAGCTTATCCCAATTGAATCCGCGTTGCTTTAGTTCTTCCAACTCCAGCAGCTTTTCCATCCGCTTGCCGTGCCAGGTTTCATCCGGAATCTGTTTTCTTATTGATTCAAACTCACTGCCATCGGAGTTGAGTCGCTTGGCCAGCGCCTGCATATCCTCCCCCCACCAGTCCCCATCTGTGATCCATGCGATCAGCATAGACTCATGAAGCTGTCCCCACTTGAGAATCGCTGGAACACTGGGTTGGGGCCCCGAATCAATATTCTTCTGACTCTCTTCAGTGTAGCCATCAATCTGATTCACTGCTGAGTTCAACTCTCTCTCAGCTCTTGCCAACGGGTCCTCATCGATCTGACTCACTATCAAATCCTCCGCGGGCTCCCTCTCAACATAAACATTCCCCCCGTTGCCGATCCTCTGCGCGAGTCTCTCCTGCCCCCCCTGCATCGCCTTCTGCAGAATATTCATCTTTATCTCCTGACTTCCTGATTCCTGGGCGGTTGGCCCGACTGTGCACAAGTCGTTTGGTTAGAGAGCTATATTATTGCGCGGAATCCGCCGCGGGAATGGGGGGCTTATACCCCCCGGTTCGAGAAAAGCAGCGCTTGCGTAGCATAAGCTGCGTCGTGAGTCGAAGACGAACAACAAACACGAACGGAGTGAGTTCCATTTAAGACGAGCGAAGCGAGCGAATGTTGAGTCATTAAGTAGAGTATTAAGGATTCAAGGTCAGGTTGTGGTAGGCAGGAAGAGTATTCGGCCTATCATTTGCATGAGTCATAGGCCGAATAGGTTGGCGGCTCAAGGTTTTACCCAATCCAATTGAACAAAAGCACGCCCAATTGAATCCCAATAAGCATGCAAATGGGAATGAGAATCAATATGAGCAAGCCAAGCCATTTTCCCCCTTTATTATTGAACTCTTCGCTCCGATCAACATACCGTTCGAATCCATGATCAACAGCTGCGTAATCGTAGGGGTCGAGGGAGTCAAAGCAGGTGCGCGGAAGAGGGATTTGGGCAGGTGGCAATCGAGTCGATGCCGTTACGTGATCGAGTGAGATAGGATCGAGTGGCTCAACAGGACCGAAGTCGTGGTTTGCTAGTGAGTCAATCAGGTTTCGATAGTCTGAGTCAGTGTCGACCAGTTCGAGGGGCACTTGAGCATAGTGCCGTGCAACTGCGTTGCGGCGAGCCATTTCATCAATGGTAAACGAGTCAAAGACGGGCGTTTCACCATTGAAATCGAGGATCGAGTCGCTTGGCATGAATGTGGACTGCGCCAGAGAGGTGTTGATCGAGTGATAGCGGCTATCGAGTGTGTTTGACTCTATATCGAGTGACTTGGCGGCCCTCGACACTGACACACTGATATTGATCCTGCCGAGCTTAAAGAACCGTAGTCCACCATGCTTGCGAGTCGAAACGTTAAACATCTGTGCGACCTGAGACTTAACGGTATTGATCGAGTGAGAAACCAGCGAGTGAGTGAACATTAGATTGAGTCCTTTTGATCGAGTGATCGAGTGATCGAGTGAAACAGCCCTATTGCTGTCTTCCCAAATCTAACATTTTAACGACTCAATAGCAATAGGCTCTATTTGACTCATAGCGCGTCACTGGCGCGGGTTCGACTTTGCCGCATGCATTCCCCATCTGCCTGTGCTGCCGCGAGTTTCCCGTTTTGTTCACGTGAACAATATCGACTCACTGTCAACAGCCATCGAACAATGCATAGCATCTATTAAAACGAAAAAACTCGGCTATCGAGTGATAGTCGAGTCATTAGTTTGGGTAGGTTGTTTATGCTGGTAGTCGCCAATCGAGTGAGTTGAGTTGATTGGCGACTATTGAATGATCGAGTGGCTTAGAAGTCCAGCCCGGCCAGCTTGCTGGCATCCGGAACAATCTCGGCCTTGTAATTCAGTGCCAGCGTGTCGCGCTCTGCAAGCCACGATTCGATAACTGACGTATCCTGAGGCGCATCCTTGCCGTCTTTGTCCTTGAAGTTCGGAGCAAGCGCGATCATGGCGTTGGCGATACGAACGAAGAAGTCGCGTTCCTCGATTGCTGCCGTCTTCGGATTGGCAAGGGCATATGCCTTTGAACGAATCGCCTTGATGACTTCCGGCTTCTGAGGCAGCAACTCGACAAGAGCGGGAGCCTTCTCTTTCAGCCAGCCGATGCGGAAGGGCGACCACATGGTATCGAATACATCCGTATCGAGTCCGTTGCCAGTCTCACGACTGGTAACGACGATGCCGCTGACATCCTGAGGAACGCCTTCAACGGCTTGCTGCAACTGTGCAATCGTTTCGGCCTGACGAATCTGCGAGAACTGTACGTCCGTCGCTTCACGTTCGATCAGCTTGCGAACGAAGTCCATTGCCGATTCTTCCAGCGACTGCAAGAATTCCTCGACCGTGGGCTGGCTGAAAGCCACGATTGCCTTGTAACCGTTGACTGCGGGCGAGTCGCCAACTGCCTTGATGCGAACGCCGACGGTTGCGACAACGATCCGGTCGGCCGTTTCGATGCCATCACGTGCGATGACCTCGAGTCCATGGAAGGAATTCGTCTTGCCAGCGGCCTCAAAGAGTTTGGCTTCCGCCTGCTCAAATGCCGTCGAAACGACATCCTTGCCGTTGGCGTCCTTGATCGTCTGAGTCGTGAACGAAACGCGGTCACTTCCAAGCGCCGCTTTGATGGACTTGATTTTGTCCTTATCCGTCAACGGAACGATAGCCGCATTCGGATTGGACTCCACAACCGGAGTAGCAGCACCTGCTGCCGTGGTCGTGCCGGTTGCTGCCGAGTCAGTTGCCTTTGCTGCAACTGCAGCCGTCTTTGCGTTTTCGTTTGCCATTTGAGTCTAGCCTTTCCAGTTTTGTTGAGTCACTGCTCAATCAACGTGGCGGAATTGCCGGTTGACTGAAACTACTATGAACCATTCCACTCGATTGTAAACCCCTTGCCTAAAAATAAATCGCTTGTCGGTCGATTTCCCAAAATCGTTCGAGTGCAAGTTTTGATCGAGTGATTTGCCGGGTAGATCGAACACGCCCACGTATGCCTGCCTGCCTCATGTGCGCATGACTCGCGTGCGCGGTCGGCCGGGGGCCCACCCAATTCAATCCCGACTCTGTTCAAAGTTTTCCGTCTCATCTTGGGTTATGATTTCATCGTCAGTTGGTTCATCGAATCCTGCAAGGTCTGCCTCATAACTGGCTAGTCTGTCTCTAAGTGGTTTGATTTCTAATTCTGCTTTTTCTATTTTGAGTTTAAGTTTAGCTATCGAGTCAATGCAGTTATTTCTATTTCTGTCTAGTTCTTGTTGATGACGATTCCATTTTCTCCCATCCGACCTGAATTCGCTCCATTGATATGCTGAATAGGCAAACTCAACAAGTGGAATGTCTTTATCTAAAGCGAGTCTTTTCAATACATGAAACGGTCTAGTCGCTGAGGTTTCCCCGACAAGTGCAACTTTGTCGACTCGATTCCTAAATTCCTCAGAATCAAAAACTATATCATTTGATTTTGCTGCTTCTCTTTTTTTCAGTGTTTCCCACATGGCTACCCATCGAGTCTCGAATGATCCAGATCGATGCTCTTTCTCCATGTAATTTCCGTATTGTGTGATTCGATGCAAGAATCGAGTTGCCCAGTCCATGGTTAATTTAGGGGCTGGAAGATATCCATGAATTCGTTCACTTGCTTGACTCATAGGCATTAAGAGCAATCGCTCCATGTCTTCAAGTTGCTCAGTAATGCGTGTTTGGTTCATTCTGACTCTAACCATTTCGGAAAATCTCCTAGGATTGTTCATTATAGATGCGTGCCCGCGCCCGCGTATGGGCGGTATTCGCTCAAACCATCATTTCCTGCCTCACAGCGGCTCGCTGGCGCGTTTTCTCGGGTTTTCCGTCCAATCGTCCATCCCGATCCTCTCACGCTCTGTATGCCCTCCTATTTCTCGCAATTCGGTGACGACTCCAATTGACCTGCACGTCAACGCGCGCCCGCGTGAGGCCAGCACATGTCCTCATAATTATTCTTTTAATACAGGATAAAATCAAGTCTTTATAATAATAAAAATGGGGACATTATTTTATACATACTCACGTACGGAAATCACTTCCCTAATGACTCTATTGCTCGATTATTAATTCCTACGACTCGATTACACTCAATCATCATTGACTCTCACTCGATCTGAACTTGGGTATCCTCATTTGCCCCGACTTTGCACCACTTGATGACTCGATTAAGAGTTGCACTCGATCAAAAATGGGAATAGATGGGGATAAATGTGGGTGAATGGTTTGAATCGAGTGTGAATGATCGAGTGAGTCAAGTTGAAATGAAAAATTGCATGTTGACTTCGCAAAGAAATAGTTTAAAATTGTGGGAATAAATGAAAAAATTGGAGAGTCAAATGCAAAAGAACTGGAGTCAAGATGAGATTGATGCTTTGACTCGATTGTTTCGGGCTGGTCACAATCCACTTTACATCGCAGATCGTCTTAATCGGACTCGATGGTCTGTTACCGGCAAATTAACCGAACTTGGAATCACTAAATCGAAAGATAAGCAGATTCATTCGAAAGTTAATGTCACTCTCTCGGTTGAACAGTATGATTATTTGTTTGAAAGAACTAAAAGTCTGAGAGTTTCGATCTCAGAGGTGATTCGAATGAGTATCACATATGCGATTGAAAGCAGAGAGAATGAAGAAAGGAAAACGGCAATTGAAGACGTTCTTCGTTCCGGCGCTGATGTTGATTAGGGAGTCATCAAATGTCCAAACCAGCCAGAATCATTATCGACAATTCCAAGCTGCACATGGGATGGAAGCAGTCCGAGCTTCGCCACTTGCGTGAAATGCATGCAGACGGGCTGATGACTCAGTCAATGGCAATTATCCTAAAGCGTTCTCAACATTCGATTCGTGCAAAGTTAATTGCCCTTGACATTTATGCTCCGCACGCCCCTTTCAACTGTGAGATCGGTGTGCATGTTATTGAATCAGATCGAGATCGATTGATCGAAATCGCGAAGGAAAAGCAGATCACAAGAGCTGAGTTGCTCCGCTCGATGATTAAAAGAGTGATTCGCGAGTTCGATGAGTCGACGGCCCTTGAACTTAAAGCTGGAGAATGAAAATGCCTGAACATATTACCGAGAATTGCGGATTCGCACGTGCCAACCATGATCACTCGATCATTGCCTTCTATACCCACTCGATGAACACTCCATATCACATGCAACCTGCATGGATTCGAGACATGAGACTTGAAAGCGACTCTGACTGGTTGACACCAGTTAATGAACAGAGTCTTAAGTATCGAGTCTTGCTCGAAGAAGGTTATTTTTATGTGATGGGGCCGCGTTTCAATTTGCCGTTGAAATTTACTCGTCTGGGATTCGAGGCTACTTACACTTGGATTCCTGGTTATGAGTATGGGTGCATGCACTCAACAGGGCCTGGGCTTCAAGTGCTAATTGAGAATGGACGAATCAAGGCAATCCAGAAACCGATTCAGCCTTTCGACCCGAACACTGTCTCAATCGCTCCTCATTTACTGAATCCAGTGCCGACTGCAGCCGACCTGAAACCATTCGATCGGGCACTAGATCATACCCACGTAATTGGTGCACCTGGTGGGATTCCAACGCCTGCACCGTTATCGCTTACTTCTGATGTTTTCATCCCACTCGATCAGAACGACATGGACCGAGTTCGAGGCCAGAATCTGCAAATGAATGAGATTTTGACTCAAATACACAAGGAGAATAATCAGGATATCAGTGCAGGTATCAGTACGGTTGATGACACTCCCGCGCCTGTGGTCGACACGCGATTCAATGGTGAGCAGTGGCATGCGATTCGAACACTCGATAGCTTCGATGATATGAAAGTATTCATGCATAAGCATGGCTATCGAGTATTTTCGAAAGAAGATATGCAAATCCATCGTAAAGCGATTCAAATTTCATTTGAGTCTGACATTGACGATGTGGCGAAGAAAATTATTCTCGCCCTTGACGATCGCTTGCAGACTCTTCCAAACGAACTGTTCTCGACTCTCATGTCATTTCTGCATGAGAACACTTCTAACGACAAAAGCCTCACGTCATTGTTTCGTGAGCGGATTCAGGATATGAAAGATGGGCTGGCAAAACAAATTCAGGCGGCAGCAAACTTCGAAGACTCAGAAGGAGCAGGATCAAGCTTCAGAGAGGTGGCAGAAACACAAGGACAGTCAAGTGGAGAAGAGGCGGTTGCCGATTCAGCCCGCAATGAAAAGTCTCCGTCAATTATCGGCGACAACGACGGACCGTATTCCAGTCACTGATCTTGACTCCTCGGGCCGAATCGTTCCTCTTGAGGAAGCCGTCGAGGAGTATGCGTTTGAGAAAGTGATTCGACAGATTGAGCTTTTCAAGAAGAAAATGCTCAGCGAAAAACTCAAACGCGCTGCCGTTCAATGCTGTGAGTGTAGCGGCAAGTGGCATGGTCGAATCGTTGGTGAGAAGAAAGCCCTTTGGCTGCATTGTGACGGGCCATGCGAGAGGAGATTCATGGAATGATAGAGAATCCGAAAATCTATGAGCGGAATCTTCAAGAGACACTTGATCATTGGCGCGGATTGCTTCGCACAAATAGACTCGTGCGTAACTCCGCTGAGCGAGACGGCGAGTACTTTCTTGAAAAAATCAATGAGATCAAACGCCGTGCGTATCAAGATGGAGTCACTGTGAAATGATGCCCTGGGTGAGTCCAATAGTCTCTATGCATCACTATCATACTTTTGGGTGGGACTATTGGGCTGCCTGCTCATTGGTGAGTCTTCTTTTCTTTATGATTGCAACGACTGGGAGTTATAAATGACTGAGCTGATCACTGTAACGTTTCGTTACTCAGTAAAGGATGAAACAGACGACGGATTCTGTTACGTGCAAGCATCTTTTAATGAGAGTGAAGTGGCTAGACTCAAGTCAGCCATATCCGAAGAGAGAAAATGGTTCGGGCGGGTTAATGCACTCGGCCTTTCCGATTATATCAATCTTCATCGACTTGATGGAATCATCATTCATGACAACCTTCATGGCAAACCTGATCCTTTTGCTGACTCTTTTGTTAGCATCATGCGCAACCCAACAGGCAGACCGTAAAGCTTGGACCGAAAAAAACTTAGCGGAGGCGATTCAAAATGCAGAAACCTACCATTAATCAGTTTTCGTACCGTGACTTAGATGGCGATCTGGTTGAGGCCATCAGATTCACTGGAGACGGTGGTGATTTGACTCAAGCGTGGCCCAAATGGTTTATTGTGGCCTTAGCGGAAGGACAGATCGAGTATAACAACGCAACTAAGCAATTCAGACTCGATCGTTTTCGGAATCTTCATCTCACAGTCGGAGACTGGATTGTGCAAGAGTACAGATGGGGGAAGCCTGTGCTCAATGTATATACTGAGTCTAACTTTGAAGTCAATTTCATGAAAGCTGAATAATGTCGATTCTTTACCATAATCTCAATTCCCAATGGTTCCCTATCCCTGAGTCATCATATATTCAGGGATGGGAGACTCCAGAGCTGCGCACTTCCCTCATTGCTTTTGGCTTGCACATCACGAATCAACCTGGGAATTTTTTGGGTGAACACCCCGGACAGTTCTTCTTTAGCGATGAGTTGATTCCGCAGCCACGCCCAGCAACGATTCATGCTTGGGATAGGCTGTGTCGAATCGGTCACATGCACTCAAAGACTTTCATTTTGCCATTTTTACCATCAATATCCATGGAGGACGAAACCGGTGGGGGGATTCAAGAGTCAGGAAGACGCCTTAGCTCACTTTCTACGAAGTCTAAGCACCATGCCAGGGATTCAACCGGCAGACTTGTTTGGGGCGAAGTATACATTGCGAGACTCGATACTAAAAGCCAGGCCTCTACTGCAATCCGGGCCAGGGTTCAAAGGTCTGATCTTAGCGAGTCCCAGATCCTCGGGAAGTATTGGTGGGCTGATATTGATCCGGTTTCGAGTCAAAGTCAAATTCGCGAAAGAGCCGAGTTCTTGGCGGGATACGGAATACCCGCTTGGAATCTATTCGCTGATGATAATCGACTCATCAAGATCAATCGTCTATTGTTCAGATTTCTTAACACGACTACGGCCAATAATTGGGCTCTTGCTTACATGGAGGCCAAGGCTGCCGTAAGGCAGAATCCGCAATTGGTATTTGAGGATTTTCATTTGCTTCGCAGGCAGATTCGAGACGCGGTTGTCGAGAAAGAGATTCAGGCATTGGAAGGGAAAGTAGAAAAAAATTCTAAAAAACCGGGTAGATTTGGGCCAAATCAGGTAGATTTTTGACAAAAACCCTAAAATTGGGGTAAAAATTTCTACTTGCTATTCCTGGCAATTTTCTCTAAACTTCAATAGTTAATGCCACAATTCCAAAATGGGAAATCCGCAAATGCAAACTGTTACTGAATCCAAGACTACAAAGCCTGAGATGACTCAGAGCCTTCACATGGTCGTAATCTTCAATGATGGCGAATCAGAGGATAATAAGACTCGCCTATTCGATCTTGGCACTCATGAAGGGAGAGTATCCTTTTCCAAATTTGCCATATGGGCAGGGAATCGAAGCATTGACTTCGCAGTTAAGCGAATCTCCTTTTAATTCAACTCTACAATCCCGAGGAAAATCACCATGCAAAACGAAAAACTAGTGAACCTTGCCAAGCAGCACGGGATTCACAATATCCGCTGCAATTTGACCGGAGCCATTTTAGGTCAACTTTCGGATGAATCCATTGATAAGGCTATCTCATTTGAGCTTTATCAGCACCCCATTGCAGATGACGAGTCCGTCATGGATTCTCTGCAATTGAAATGGTTCATCCAGTCCAGCAAGCCAGCTCCGCACTTGGTTGGACACTCTTCCCCTACTGGATTCAAGTTTCTTCGCAACAATTATCCGAAGGACTTATTCGCCATTTTGGCAAGTCGTCTTTTGTTCGACTCTCTTCGGATCAAATACGACGTTAAGTTTAATACAAATTTGGCTCAGCGTAGACTCCAATGGCTGATAGAGCTTAATGACTCTATCTCGGATTGGACGGACGCCCATCAAGCTACGCTTGAACAACTTGTGCGTTTAGACGCGATTCACAATGTGCGCCAAGCCATCTATGATACGCATATTGCCGCTGCTGCTGAGTCGCTTCGCACAAGTGAATTCAACTTTGATTATCTGCTAGTCTTTGTCGACGAAGTGGAAAATTGCGGATTCATCAAACTTGCAACGATGAAGACTCCGCCAACTGGCAATCAGTTCTCCCTACTTGCCGCTCTTGACCAGCATGGTCTGACTCCCGACAATATCGTTAGGGCGGAAGAAAAGCATCAAAAGCAAGTTGAACAGAGAAGAGCGGCTATTGCATCCGTTGGCTCTTATTCCCATGGCAACACTTCAATTCGTCGCGGTGTCAAGACTCTCTTCGCCTTGGTTGATGTGGTCGATAAGCTGCCCGAGGCATTGGCTGAACAGTATAAAGCTGAATTGGCTAGCCGTAAGGTAGTTGTTGACTCTTCTGGCAACATCCTCAAGAAGCCGAAGGAAGCCACTAAGGCAGGCGACAAGAAAGCCACGGAAACCAATAAGAAAAAAGCAATGGCGCGTTTCGGTAACGTCGACATTGACTTTTAAGGGAAGTATTGAGTCATGACCAATTATGATAATATGATCGATTGGGATTATTGGCCTTACATTTGGCTTGTTTGGAATCAAGAAGATGAAGTCATCGCCATTAAGGATTTCAATGGCTGGTTTTATTACTTGAATCAAGAAACATTGGGGTTGTAAAATGTCGAATCCAATGCCACGTAACAACTCTCTCTTTGCCCGTGCGCTTGCCCGCAAATCCTTTCTGGAACAGGCACGTGAGCTTGAGTCAACCATTGCCCTCACCAAACCGGAAGAGGACAAAGTAAACGAAATTGTCGCTGAGATTCTTGAATCTTCCGAAATCGTCGCCGAACAGATCGTCAAGGACGAGGAAGCATTCAACTCAGTTCGAGATATTGACAGAGAGGATTCGATCGATGACTCGCACCGCGAATATGAAGATAGAGACTACGACATCGATGGTGCAGTTTATCATGGATTCAGAGTCCCACCGGCTGAAAGTTCCGGACTTGCTCCCACGGACATCGAACTCGATGAGTCTCAAGCTGAGGCTGTCCGGCAGCTTGTCAAACATCAGTACGCTTGCCTTATTGGCGCGGCTGGAACGGGAAAGACTACCGTCCAGAAATTTGTGCTCCAAGAACTCATCTACGGAGTCACAGAGTCAGGAGGGAACATTATTCATGTACGACAGCTTCCAGGAGGGCAAGGACTCAACATCGCTCTCATTGCATTCACAGGGATGGCAAGCCAAGTCATCAAGTACAACCAGCCAGATTGGATGGGAGCAGCTTGTAAGACAATACATGGCTTTTTAGAATTCAAGCCGGAGGAAACCATTTCCACTAAGACCGGCAAGAAGACTCGAATCTTTGTGCCCACCCGCCACAACACTAACAAATGCGAACACGATGTAGTCATCATCGATGAAGCATCAATGGTAGGACTCGACCTATGGAAGCAACTCTTAGCTGCCCTGAAACCGGGAACCCGTGTGTATATGACCGGGGATTTGAATCAGCTACCTCCAATCATTGGCCAACCTGTCTTCGCGTATGCGCTCTCGCGGTGGCCCGTGTTCGAGCTAACGAAAGTGCACAGGCAGAAGGAGGCCGGAGCGAATCGAATCGTGGAAGTGGCCCATCAGGTGCTGAACGGAAAGCGCCCAACATTCGATACTACAAAAGACAATCCGGACTGGCGAGTGGCTGGGTTCGAATTGGACGGGAATCCAAGGAAAGCACAACAACAGATTCTCGCTATTCTTCAACAGGTCCGAACACGCAGGATAGACGAAAGCGATCCGACGAGTCCACTCGTTTACGATCCATATCGGGACCGGGTAATGACGGCTGGAAATGGGTTTGATGACTCCGTTGACACCTCAATGGTTCAGCAAGCTCCATTGAATGAGGCTCTCAGCATCTTGATTCAACCACCAAAGGAAGGCCACGTTCGGTACATCATCGATGCGGGCCGCCGACAGCCTAAGTTCGGAGTCGGACTTCGTGTCATGGCTACAAAGAATGAAGCTCCGGATAAGGATGAGAGAGTCACTAATGGGATGACTGGAGTCATCCAAGACATTTTCCGCAATGTCAAATACTCAGGCGACTATAAGCTTTTCGGTGCTGAGGATGAAGTGCAAGTTGAGGTACGGACTCGTATTGCTCATATCAACCTTGGCCGAACGAAAGCCCTAGACGACCTTGACGCGCTGGCCAATACCGATTTTGATGACATCAACGCTGAGGGATTCAATCATGAGGACGACGAAGAAGATGACGCGGAAGGCGGCGGGCTTGCATCCCACTCGGTCGTTGTTAAATTCGATAACGGCGCGTCACGCACTTTCTCATCAAAAGCCGGTGTTGAGTCCTTACACTTGGCGTTCTGCTCCACCGTCGCTAAATGCCAAGGCTCGCAGTTCGATACTGCTATTATCATCGTACACCATGGTCAGAAGCAACAACTGTGCCGAGAGTGGCTATACACAGCTATCACTCGTGCGACTAAGAGAGTCATCATACTCTATACGACAAGTGGTCTTAACCACGCTATTCAGAAACAAAAGATTTTTGGACGCACCATTGCGGAAAAAGTCGAGTCGTATCGTAAGATGGCCACTGAGGGTAAGCAAGTGGCGCCGGGGGTTCGTCTCCGAGTTAACGTACCACTTAGCATCGAAGAATTCGATGACACGCAAAATACCTTTTCGTACGAAATAGGCAATCGGTAGATGACTCTTCGTCGTTTTCACTGCTGTTGGTGCGGAAATGCGTCTACGAATCAATTCGGAACGACTCCGTATAACTGTTTTGGGCAGCTCTCTAAGTTTCCTAAGGTTGTCTTACATGATAAATGCGGAGTCGAAATCGCAAATGAGCTGATGGAGATAACTAAGTTGTCTACGGCAGCCGTTGGAATCAATCAATTCTGGAGTTGGCACCATGATGAATAAAATGGTCGCAGGGGCGACAAGAGTCAACGTTGGCAAACAGCAGGGCTACCTGGGGCTTTGCATTCTGGATCGTCCTGCACACACTCCTGATGGAGCCTTGTGCAATGAAATGGTGACTCTCTGGGAACCCACCGAGCGTGAGGTGTCTGCCTTAAATGGTGGCGCATTGATTCAGATAGGTATTCTCGGAGACGGTTGGCCTCCGTTGCATATTCAGGTAGTTGAGTTGCCTGAGCATCAGGATCAATCGGCTGAAGTGGTGGCATACAAGAAAGTGCTTGAGTCACTTCAAGCCTACTTGGACGCTCTCTCAGTTACTGCAACCAGTCAAGGCTACGTTGACCTCCGGGCAGAAGCGATTGAAGAGATAACATTTAAGTTGGCTCCCATAAGACCACGTGATATGCTCAATCGGAAAGTGGGACTGTAATGACTCACAGACTGATTGACGCATCGATTCATGATCTTTCCGGGCCGCAGATTCTGGAAACCATGCTTCGTATGTTTAAGCAAGACACGTCTGAACCGGTGGTTCTCTTGACCGTCAAAGGACGCGGCCTGCATACTGTGAAGATTCTTCGCAGTGAACTAACTCGGCTTCGATCCATGAAGGCCAAGGCTGGGCAGACTGTGAGTCTATTCGGTTTCGAAGCTATCCCATTCGGCGACTTCAAACTTGATGGAGTCGTCAAAGAAAGCTACGCCTTGAAATTCCGCATGACGCAGTTGCAAATGATGCGGAATCTTGCCAACTCTTGTGAGGTTGATTTATGACTAAGTTTTCGTTCTCAAAGACTAGCCTCATTCAATCGATGAAGGCTAAGGAGTCTATCGAAGATGCCAAAATTGTCGATTCTACGCCTGTCGTCACGCCAGAAGTTAACACGGAGACGGTTGCGTCGATTCCGATGGTTCCTGCCGTCAAGCCCAAGAATCTACTTTCATCCTCGGTCGCTAAGGCTCAAGCGAAGACGGTGGCTATTGAGCAAGATCATTCATACTTATTCGCAGAAGAGCCGAAGGACTTCCGTGAGCTCTTGGCAAGGTTTGACTCACTTCTCGCCAGAGATACTGGTATCGATGATTTCAATGTCGATACCTGCAGAAACTACGTCAAGAAAATCTACACAGAACTCCAGACTCAGCCCGAACTCGAAGGACTGATGATTGACAAGGACATTGCCAACATCATTCACTTCATTCGAACAGTGCGTGAACGTGCACTTGAGACTGGAATCAAGAAGTCCGACAAAGCTAAGGCCAAGGCTGGTAATGTCAAGGCTAAGAATCGCTTCGGCGACAATGCAATGACTCTTGATCTTAATGCATTGCCGGCAGACACCATTCAAAAGCTTGCCGATATTGGCGGCGATGATTGGAGTCTTTGATGTGGGCCACTCGCTCGTTTAAAGTTTGTCAATCCTTTAAACAAATGAATGCAACCGAGTGTCGAGTCATCGCTTATATTGAAGGATGCTATCGAGATAAAGATGGTATCATTATGAACATAAGTTGGGCTTATCGACTCGACACAATAGGAATGTAAAATGGCTCAGCTTGTCAACCCACCGAAGCCCAGATACATCATCACTTCCCATTCTATTGATGGCACCTTTGAGTCTTGCCCTCGACGCTTTGAGTTCCGTCACATCTATGAAGAGTTTCCTCTTCAAGAAACAATGGGACTCGCGGCTGAGGTAGGAACCGCCCTTCATGAGGCCACTCAGGAGTGGACAAAGGAAGGTAACATCACTGCCAGTGATTTGACTCTGCTCAAATTTTGGCCTTGGAAACTGGAGGATAAACGACGTGACTCGGGGCTTATTGATCACCGGCGAACTCTCGGCAACGCATTCCTTCTACTTGAAGCAATTCGAAACGATTCCTTTTGGCAGGATTGGGAAGTGGCTCGGCTTCCGGATGGCAAATATGCTATTGAATTGCCCTGGCGAATCGATCATATTTCACTTGGAAGCTTCCCGCACCCTGTTCATGGAACACCGGTTTACCTTGCGACTCAAGGGAAGATCGATTGGGTTCTCCGTCATCGTCGGCAACGAAACCGATACATGGTTTGTGACCTTAAAACCACGATTCTGGGAGAGCAAGCTCAACAGGCAAGTTTTCGATTCTCTGGGCAGGCAGGACAATACGGTTTCGTTCTCAGTGAAGCCATTGGACTCCCGTGGCGAGAAGAAGGGATGGATGTTACGTATTTCATCGCCGAATTCGGGGAGCATGGACTTCCGGAGACAAACCCTCAGACATACCATTTGGAGTCTGATGAGATATTCGAATCTATTGAAGCAAAGAACGAACGTCTCCGTAGAATGATTGACATGGGCCAGAGAGGATTCTGGCCACGTCGTTCTCACGGCTGCTCGTTCTATGGCACACCATGCGGATTCCTGGATGTGTGCCATCGTCGTGAACCGGAATTTTTGCAGAATTGGTTCGCTGCAGAGCGTCAAGACTTCCGTAAGGAGTCGCGCATTTATGAACCCTACTGGGTATTGGAGGCCTAGAGTCATGACCAAGAAACCACTCGATAAAACCCTCGTTGCCTTGAGAGTCGAAAAATTCAACGCACTCGACAACAAGGGTGAATACCATACGCTCGATGCTTATCAGGCATTCACTAGGTCGATGCGGACTACCAACCGTCCCGATTCTTTCGAAGGTGCATGTTACGTGTTCCTGAAACTGGCGGGTGAAGCTGGTGAAGTGGCCGACGAACTCGGCAAGGTGATTCGTGAGGAGGACTGGGCCATGGATTCCAAAGGAAAGATGACCGTGTCGGCAGAAAGAAAGACAAAGATTCTGGATGAAATGGGGGACGCACTTTACTATCTCAGTGAAGCCCTCACTTTCTTTGGACTCTCTTTCGATCACCTCGCTGAGCGTAATATCAGGAAACTGGTTGCGCGTCATGAGATTCCGGTAGTCTGATGGCCAAGAATCGAGAAACCCTTGAAGGACATGCCATCCTGATTGGTCCGATCATGCACGGTTGGACGCAGGCTGAAGGCGGACTCTTGCCCGATGGCGATATGCGATTCTATTCGCATGCCGCCGCCTATTTTTGTAAGATCGCTCACACAACTTTGCAGTTGATTCCTGAGCAAGTCACCATGGAAGATGAGACCGACACGACGATCTCTCTTCGACAGCAATTGGACTCCGTGATGATAATTTACGGAGTCGATGATATCGAAAAGCTCATGAATCTCATGCCAATCTGCCGGCTGCAAGCCTTTAGAATGGGTAAGACATGGGATGAAAGATTCCAACTCTGGCTTGACAGTGGCGGCCAAAAGTTGGATGAGGTGACTCGAGAAGAAGCTGCTCTCTCCAAAACCAATAACGAGTAGGAGATATGGCAATGAGACTCAATTGGCATTTGATAGCATTGGCAGCGGCCAGCGTTGCCCTCACAGCGGCTATCTTGAAACCGGCTAAGGCGGAGGAAACAAGTCTTCCGCCTGGAGTCAATCGACTCGCAGTCGAATATCTGACTTCCTCGGTTGGCATGATCGCAGCGAATCGAGTTTGCTCGATCAAGCCGTTCACCGACACCGACACGCAGAATGCTATCACCGCCGCCATCCTCATTCAGGGACTCAATGTCGATAGCGTCGATAGAGTCTATGCTGAGGTGCTTTTGCAGGCCGATCAGTTCATCACTGAGAAGCTGCAGACTCAACAGCAGCGGCACAAGTTCTGCGTGGCAATGCTGCGGATTAAGTTCAATGAGTAAAATCTTTAAGTGGATTCTACTCATTGTCGAATCTATCGTTGCCTTCATCACAGTCATCACTTGCGTAGCCTGCGCAACTCTCGCTGTTGTCTGGCTCATTCGATTCATTCAGGGGCTTGCTAGCCCTTGGGGACTCTGGCTTTAAGTTTCTGAGCGGAACTAATCCAGCCACTCAGCTTTTATCACTCGGATTCAACCCTGGAGAGACTCAATGAAAGACGTTCAAGTTTATCTGTTCCTGCACTCGATCACTCGCTCGCGCGCTGTATTCACTGTCACCGACTCAATGGTCGGCAAAATCCGTATCGACACGGATGACATCGTGGATTTGACTCCAGTCAACAATTTTCAGCCGCTGTCTTATGATCGAGTGAAGTGCCTCGTCAGGATTCCATACAACATCGCTGTCGCTCATGATCTTGAGCCGAGAGTGATGACGGGTAAGCCTGCATCGGAAGCCAGCGGTGAGGCGTCGAGTGACTCAGACTACTTGGAGAAAATTGCGGGGGGTCTTGACAAAGACGCGGTTTCAGAGTATGTTAAGACTGGAAATGTTGCTGCACTGGAAGGGACTCGGCGATTCAAAGGATTGAAAAGCGCTTCGGTCGTTCCGCTCAATAAGCGACTCGCAGATGACGCAATGCACATGGAACAGGAGATCATGGATCGTGCCATGATCATGAATGAAACCTCGATAGAGCGTTAAGACTCCATTAACGTTCATTACTGAATCATAAGGATACCAAGATCGTGTCAACTACTCTACAGGACGAACCCGAGACTCCATCACCAGTTCATCTTCTGTTGGTTGGAGCAAGTAAAACCGGCAAGACCGATTGGGTAGCGGATGCGATCTTGGATGGATTCACAGTTCTTTATATCGACGCTGACAATGGTTTGAGCACTGTCAAGAAAAGAATCAAGCACAGCCCTGAGGCCATGGGCAGAACGCATTATGTTGCGACCCATATGCCATATGACTTCGCTATTGAATTGTTCGGTGCATTCCACACGAAACGACTCTTTCGCTGGAACAAAAGACTGGAGATGCCATATGGTCAAGGTGCGCCTCTCCCTACCGACACGATTCTGCAAATTCGAACCACCAACGTACCTTACGGAATTATCATCGTCCTCGATTCCTGGACTGCGGCGATGCTTCAACTCCTCCAAGACTCAGCAAAGCGCAATGGAGTCTCGTTTGAAACCTTCAATGAAGGAGGGCAAGCTGCTTACGGTGATGCGAGTCGACGGGCGAATCTACTCGGTAGTTATATACAACACTGCCCAGTCCATGTTATTGTTCAGGCACACCCTGAGCACTACGAGAGACTCGAAAAGCCAAGAGGTTCTGCGGCCCCTAAAGCCAAAGACATGATTGTCAAGGAGAACATCACCTCGGTTTCTTCTTGCTCCAAGCCTCATGGATTCGCCATGAGCAAATTCTTCAATGAAGTTGGCTGGATGCAAATCAACATTCAAGGCAAGTTCGAAATTGATTTTCGTCAGAAGATCGATAGAGTCGGTGGCGGATCGCCGATGAAAGAAGCTGATCCGAAAACAGGAATTCGATTCAAAGGAACGTTCGCGGAGCCACCGCTTGAGCTTCCGGAGAACTCAACATGGATTCAATCGAT